TCAGGCTTCCACTGTACGCATCAGGGTTGCCAGCTCATCTTTCACTGACTGAACCTGCGGGCCGATAACCACCTGCAAATTATGTTGATTTAACTGTACCACGCCGATCGCCCGGTTGGCTTTCAGGGCATTCGTGTCCACTTTCGACATATCCGCCACCGACAGGCGCAGTCGGGTGATGCAGTTATCCAGAGAGGTGATGTTATCCGCACCGCCCAGCGCCGCCAGAATAGCAGGGGTGTTATAGCCGGACTTACCCACGGTACCTGCAACAGCCTGCTCAACGCTGCTGGCGGTATCGGTATCCCGCCCAGGCGTTTTGAGGTTAAAGCGGGTGATGGCGAAGCGGAAAATGCCGTAGTACACCGCGAACCAGATAGCGGCGACCACCGGTACCAGGTACCACTTGGTCGACAACCCGTGCAGGATCCCGAACACCACAAAGTCGATGACGTTGCCGTCGGTATTCCCGATGGTGACGCCCAGCACCGCCATCACGGTGAAGCCCAGACCGGTCAGTACCGCGTGGATGAGATACAGCACTGGCGCGACAAACAGGAACAGGAATTCGATTGGCTCCGTTGTACCGCCCACGACACAGGCGATAACACCGGAAATCAGCAGCCCTTTAATTTTATGGCGGTTTTCCGGACGAGCACAGTGATACATGGCCAGCGCCGCACCCGGCAAGCCGCCGAGGAAGGCCGGCATTTTACCCTGTGACAGGAAGCGGGTCGCACTTTCAGAGAAGCCGTGCGTGGTCGGGCAGCTCAGCTGTGCCTGGAAGATGGTCAGCGCACCGCTCACATCGTGTCCGCACACCTCCATTGTGCCGCCCGCTTCGGTAAAGCGGATCAGCGCCACCAGAATATGTTGCAGACCAAACGGCAGCAGCAGACGTTCGCCGGTTCCGAAGATCATCGGACCAAAGTCGCCCGCACCGTTGATGATGCGGCCAATCCCATTAATCCCCAGCGCAAAGACTGGCCAGATCAGCGGAATAATAAGGCCAAACAGACCCATGACCACAAGGGTTACAATGGGTACAAAGCGGGTGCCCCCGAAGAACGCCAGCGCATCAGGCAGGCGGATATTGTGGAAGCGCTCATGCAGCATCCAGATAATCACCCCGGCGATCACCGCGCCGAGGATCCCGGTATCAATGGACTGAATCCCGATAACGCTCTGAATGTTGTTCGCTTTAAGCACGGCGGCATCGGTGGTGGGCAGAATGCTTTTAGCCGTCAGCCAGAAGTTCACCGCAAGGTTCATTACCGCATAACCGACAAACCCGGCAAAGGCGGCCACGCCTTTGTTCTCGCGTGCCAGACCCAGCGGGATAGCAATACAGAACATCACCGGCAGGAAGCTGAAGGCGAAGGAGCCGACTTTACTCATCCAGATGAATCATGATTGAAGTGAAATTGATATTTTAAATCAGATAGTTAAGGTTATGCGGTTTTTCTATGGGGCATCAGTGGGGCATTTTGAGTAAATGATGCGTTCAAAATGCCCACCTGGTCATGGTTATTCTCGGTCATCCATTTGCCGTAAACCGTGAATAGCATTTGCGCTGACGAATGTCCCATCTGGTGCGCAACGAAATTTGGGTTCGCTCCGGCGACCAGTGCCCAGCACGCATATGTGTTTCTTGTTTCATAAGACCGTCTTTGCCGGACGCCTGCACGACGCAGGGCAGTGCGCCATGCTGAATTAATGGATCCGGGAACGTAGCACATCGTCTTCTTACCGTTCATTGAAGTAATCGACGGGGAGAATATAAAGGTGCATTCATCGGTTCTCTTTTTTTTGTATTCCCGTAGGCTGACGCTTACCTTGTGGGATGCCATCATTCTGGTCAGTGGCATTTGCGCCTTGAGGGCATCAATTGCTGGCTGGGTCAGCTGTATGGTTCGAATCCCGGCGTTGGTTTTTGGCAGGGTGAAGTTACCCTTCAGGGAATAGTTCCGTGACACCGTAACAGTCCAGTTAACGGTATCCACATCCTCCCAGGCTAACGCGCTTAGTTCGCCATGCCTGACGCCTGTATTTACCGCAAAGATAACCATATTCTGAAACTGTAGCGTTGGGCAGGCCGCAACCACTCGCTGATACTCATCAGAAGTAAGAGGATCTGGAACGGGCCTTTCTTTTGCAAGTGGGGTGATGCCTGCCATCAGATCGGTTTTCAGGTAGCCACTTTTGAAAGCAAAGCCCAGCATCCCGCCAAGACATGCCATATAGCTATTAACTGTAGGAACGCTCCTTCCCTTTTTGGGTGGATGATTCAGGCCATGCCTGGTCTTCTGCCAGCCGTTCAGTAGCTCCTTCCTGGCACTAAGGATATCTTCAGTGTTCAGGCTGCCGATGTACCTGTGCTCACCAATTATTTCGATAGTGGTTGTGAGGTGGCAATCGTAACGCCTCAACGTCCCGAGGCTAAGCTCCATCTCCTTAAGGCCAAGCCATTTCGATTTCAGTTCAAGTAGTGAGATTTGCTTTCTGACGGTACTGAATTTCTCTGAGTTCGATGAATCCGGGAATTGTGAGGCATAATTGAATGTGCCTGTCTTTATCGCAAAGCAGACCGAAGCCCGAAGCTCACCTGCCATTTTCCTGTTTTTCGGCGTGTCAGGAACGCCGAGATTTTCCCTGACACGCTTTCCCTGATATATGAACCATATGCGTAACGATTCGCCATGAACCTCTACGCCTGTTGGGTATGCTGCCATAATCATTCCTCGTTTGATGTGCCAAAGGACATTTAAGCAGATATTCTCCGGCGTTTCGCTGGGCTTTGGTGCTCGATCCAGTGGTTTATCTCATCGCGGTTATACATGATTGGGCTGTTTTGCTTAGGTGCCATATCAGGGGCAACATGGCGATAATGCTTTCCCTCCATCCAGGTAGACCGGCGGGCATGCTGAATCATGTGCTTTGACATGCCGGTTGTCGCAGTTAAAAGTTCCTCTGTGACCCATTTGTTTGGTACCAGCTGAATAATGTCGCTCATGGTTTTCTCCAGGCAAAAAGAACCCGGCGCTGGGCCGGGCAAAAGGGATAACGGAGCAGTGCTTTAGCACCCAATAGCCAGCTCATAACTGGCTATCAGTTGCGTCATGGTTTGATGTGAAGGCGAGGCTCACCATCTTTCGGCTCGGGCCACTGGCGCGCCATATTCACCTTAAGCTTTTCTTCCAGCGCCGCGGTGATTTGCTCATCGGTGATACCGGCGCGCCGCTGTGCGTCCCATAGCAGGAACTGAATATCAGCCCATTCGCTGAGGTTGCCGGGATCGGCGGCAGCTTCCAGCGCTTCTTTCGAAAGGTGTTTCAGCGGTCCGATAGGGCCGACATTACCGAAGGTCTTTTCTGACCATTCAGCGTGGCGCCGCCGGATCAGGTTTCTTGTGAACTGTGATTTCTTCGATTCGTAAGGTTTCACGCTCTTTCCTCATGCCGCGCGCTGGGTACGCAGCGATTTAATATGCTCGCTCGTCTCCAGTTCGGCGCGTATCTGTGTCGCCTCACGGTGATCGAGGTGCTCAAAATCATTGTTAAAACGGTCGATTGAAGCGGTGTTGATCCGGCCCTGTCGCCAGTATCGGACTATCTGTGGTGTGCAACTGTGGATGATGACGGGCCAACCGTGCTGGTCAGCGTAAATCTGACCTCTTTGAATGAGTGCAAACATCACGCACCTCGCTGCTTTTTCCTTAGTTCGATGACACCCTGGCACTCCGCGCACGTCTGGCAGCCGGGACGGCAGCGCGCCGCGGCGCCGGGATATTCTCTCCGCATTCACTACAATACTCAGCTGATACGGCGTTGCGGTTGAGTCGGTGAGCGGAAAGGGCAGCGTTACGCTGAAGCTCTTCAATCTCTGCTGCTGTGTCGATGATATCTGCCATGGTCAATGCTCCTGGAACTGGCGGTTAATTCGGTTGAAGGTGAACGCCAGCAATAAAAAAGGCCGACCAAGCGACCTGGTGATTAGTGCCTTCATGCTGCATCGCCTTCATTCTTCTCGGCTTCGACTGCCATCTGCTCAAGCCGTTGCGATAGCTCGGTGGCCAGCGTCTGGAATTCTTCTTCGGTCGCCACTGGGATCGGCACAAAGCGAATCCCGATGTGTGCGAGGTGGTTGGAAATTTCGAGGCTTTTTCTCAAATCCACTGGCGAGGCTCTGTTCATGCGGCGCGATCCTCTTCCTGGAAGATAATTTCCATTTCAAGCTTCTCGGCCAGCGCATTCTCCGCTCGGGCACCAGCGGAGTGCTCCCAGCCTTCAAGCATGTAGATAGCATCAGCACAGCGAAGCATAGACAGACAGATGTCCATGTACTCGGCCTGGGTTAATCCATCTGGTAGACGGGCGGGATTCAGAACAATATGGCCTTTCGACCAGAGATGAAAATGCGCATGGTTAAAAGCGGCGCGGTTAAAATTAGGTAGGCCGCTCATGGGCCCGGCAATATAAACTTTCACGATTCCACTCCGAAGCGGCGATTAAGCCGCCCTGTGTATACGACGAACTCCAGGAGGCTAACTCCCAGAGCTTCAATTTTCTTGTGATGCTTGTTGATGATGGGAGGCACCGTTTCGTTCCAGTTAGGTTTTGGCTTCTTGCGCATGGCCTGCTGGATTTCCTCGGTGCAGCGGCGGCAGGCGGCGCGGATGGCGTTTTCATTTGCTGGCGTCATGATTAAATCCCCAAAGTGGCGACGATATCCTTCGCCGTCTCACGCGTACTGCCCTTGCTGGATATCGACCGCCGGGCATCAACATGGTGAAGGATGAATCCGTGCTGCTCATAAAGTTCAAGCACTCGCGGCGCGGTTGAGTTACTGATGAGAACTTTCGCGCCTCGCTGGTGGGCTGCTACACAGCTTTCCGCAAGAGAAATCTGATCAGACCATGAGAAACCGCCTGCGGCGTAGTTTGTGAAACCTGCGCTACCAGGCAACGGCTCATACGGCGGGTCGCAGTAAACCACATCACCTTCACCGGCCAGCGCCAGAGTCCTTCGATATCCAGCATTCAGGAACACGCACTTATGCGACTTCTGCTTAAAAGCCTTTATCTCAATCTCTGGAAAATAGGGCGCTTCGTACTTGCCCCAGCCGACATTAAAGAAACCATCACGGTTGTAGCGAATCAGGCCGTTAAAGCAGTGTCGATTGAGGAATAGAAAGGCCGCTGCGCGTTCAGGCGCGCCCATGCGCTGGTTATTAAACTCATCCCGAAGCTCTTTGTACGCCACCTCACTGTTGGCGCGCTCAAACAATATTTTGGCAAGCGAGCACACTCTGATGTGGTCAACTTCAAGCATCTGATAGAGGTTAATCAGATCTGCATTGACGTCAGCAAGCAGGAAAGATTCGTGCTTTTCGGAGTTGAGAAACACCGAGCCGCCACCAACGAATGGCTCAACGAGGCGTTTACCGGCAGGTATAAGTCGGTCCAGATCCGGAAGCAGAGAATATTTTCCGCCAGCCCATTTCAGGAACGGGCGCTGCCAGTTGCGCGACTTAGGTTCTTCAATCTGTAGCGCTACTGCAATGCGCTCGCCAATCCAGCGCATTACCGGTACTGCCATGCTATTGCCGATGGCTTTGTAGCGCGGCCCGTCCGGGCATTCAGCAGCATCCTTTCCGCGCCAGCTGATCATGGTGTGATTGTCAGGAAAGCCCTGAAGGCGCTCGCATTCCACCGGCGTCAATCTTCTGACCGCAAACGGCGCGTTGACCATGCTTTTTGCATTGCTTCCTGCTTGGTGCTGCTCGTGCTCCCTAGCGTACCTCGCCGATTTTGTTGCGCATGTCTGGCACAATATCCCTTCGAGTGATGATTTCCCTCGCAACCTTCTACCATGCACTTGGTTATAGTTCTGCTCTCCGAGTCCCTGCGCAAATTCGTATGCTGGTTGTCCTTCACAACAGTTGGATCTCCCCACTTCCTGAAGCGTTGGTAATGCATCTCGCAATACCCTAGCCCCTTGTGCGGCCTGTCGCACATCATGCACTTCTTCCCTGAGCGGTGAGCCTTTATATGGCAACTCCGGCATAGTCGCTGTAGATTCTCCAGCCTGTGATCCTTCCAGTTCTCGTTCTTGTGATGCACCTCGGCATTCATCGCTCCGCAAACTTCGCACGGACCCGGAGGGCAAATCATTCTCGCCTTGCGGTGCTCTGCCATCCATCCAGCCATACTCTCCCCCTTGAATGTTTTTGTTTTTACTGAAAGCGATTGCCACATGCGGCGCTGAATCCCCCTTCCCTGTCTCTCCAGCCTCCGCAGTTAGCGCATGGCAGACATCGCCCATGTCGCTGCGACCATTTCGGGCAATGCGCGGCTGGAAGCCATAGGCAACGCCATGACGGTCAGCGACGGTGAGGCATGGCGCGATATCAACCATTGGCTCAGTTGCGTTGCCTCCGTTCTCCGGTGCGCGGCCTATCCAGTTGCCAGGAATGCCGTAAGCAGCGATAGGCGCTTCGTGGTTGCAGGTGAGCGTAGGCGCGGAATTGTCCGTTTTAATCTCGGCACCGTCCTGCCCGTGAGCCATAGCGATAATCGGCGTTCCGCGCCCCGTTCCGTCCTCGCTTCCGTCAAAGCCTTCTGCTTTCAGGGTGTGGGAAATGTCGCCATTAACCGACTGCGCTATAATCCCGCATCCTCGCTGGCTGAACAGTTCCTGATTGCTCTGGCCTATTCCTCCGATGTTGTGTGACTGGTTGAGGGTTGGGTGAGGGTTGGCAGGGTTATCCCAGTGACTACCGACTTTAGAGCGCTCTCCAGCATTTCTGGCAATTTCCGGTTGCGATTCTCGGCGCGGCGCAGAATCCCGGCGCACGCTGTCGAGCTCAAAAAGTACCGCTGCGGGATCGAATCCTTTTCGAGCACTTGCGACAACGAACACACGGCGGCGTCGTTGGGCCACTCCGAAAAATTGAGCATCAAGGACACGCCAGGCAATAACCCTTTCTGGTCCAGACACACAACCTGCGTGCGTCCATTTTCCCCCTGCTGGCTGCAACTCACTGCTTTCTCCGGCAAGTCCTGCCAGAAAGCACCCGAAGGCATTGTCTTTGCTGCTGAGCACGCCGGGGACGTTTTCCCAGACGATGATTGCTTCCGGCTCACCGCGTTCGCGGCGCTTTGCGTCGATTGCATTGGCTAATTCCACGTAAGAGAGGGTTAACTGGCCGCGGTCGTCAGACAGGCCTTCACGCAAGCCTGCGATGCTGAATGCCTGGCAAGGCGTACCGCCGACCAGAACATCAGGCGCTTCTACATCACCAGCGCGCACCGCGTCCGCGATTTTGGTCATGTCGCCGAGGTTTGTTACTTCCGGCCAGTGATGGGCGAGAACTGCTGAAGGGAAGGGTTCGATTTCAGAGAACCAGGCTGGTTTCCAGCCGAGAGGTTCCCATGCTTTACTGGCAGCCTCGATTCCGCTGCACACGCTTCCGTATTTCATGCCGCCTCCTGCCTTTCCCGATATTCCTCAGCGAGCCGCTGCGCCTTTAATGGATTGCTGACCACTTCACCCCATGGCGTTAGCCAGCCGTTACCAATGAAGGGAAGGCACAGTGTGCCAACCCTGATGTCGTCGTGAGCGTGAGTCATAGCGATGCCTTTCAGAAGGGGATGTCATCGTCGAACTGAGGATTTTGATTGCTCTGCGATACCTGACGGTTGGCCTGCTGCAGGCGAGATTCAGGGACCGAATTCGGATCCTGCTGATTACCACTCCATCCGCCGCCGCTATGTGATGGTGCACCCCAGCCCCCGCGAGAAGAATCGTGAGGTTTACGGTCGTCTTTGTCTTTCATGGTGCGTTCGAGCGTAGCAATCGCTTCTGCTGGCGTTTTGTCGGTGAACTCTTTATAGGTCAGACGACTTCCCGGCTGGAAAACATGCCGGACTTCGAATTTGTAGCTGTCGCTGCCATCTGTCTTGGTAGTGAGGATTTTTTGCAGGAACAAGCCGACACGCTTCCCTTCCAGTGCTGGCAGACACCATTCAGGACCGCTTTGCCCCTGGCGCTGTTGCGCCTGAGCGTCTTTAACCTGCGCAGCCCACATGATGGCGGCGATCAAACCCATACCAAAAGTCTGTGTGCCGTCGCGACCGAGAAAGTTGATGCGCAGGAAGTTTGCTTTCTGGCCGTCAGCGTCGATCGAAAGAACAAGTGCCTGCGACTGTGATCCGTCCTTGCCGAACTCATACACTGCGGAGGTGATCACCCCTTCGTATGCGCCGGTTTCAGAAATGCCAGCGGAGGATCCTGCTTTGAGTGCTGCTTCGGCCGACTGCTGGTTCCAGGTAAAGCTGATTGGTTGGTTCATCGTTATCTCTCTTATAAATCAGTGAATTCAGTAATTGCGTTGTCGAACGCGGCCAGGTCGTTATCCATGTCAGTCACTTCTGGACCGAACAGGTCAGGAGGACATTTCACGGTATCGTTGTCGTCGCCCTTCAACAGGAAAAGGTGTTTGCCGTCGCGCTTGATAATGCGCAGAACGATAGGGAAGTAGCCTTCGGGTGTGAGCTTTTCGTTAAGCATCTTGCCAACGGTCTTCATCCTGATTTTTCCTTCGCTCTCTTCGGTATGGGCGAGGAAGTAAACGCGAAAGTCGTCAGGGAGCTGGGTTGCTGCTTCAATGATGCGCCAGGCGTGTTCCGCCATTTCGGTGAATTTGGTGTAGCCAGTCTCGTAGGCCCGGTCCATGTTTTCGTGCTGCATGACAGCCTGAAAGTCATCAATGATAAGTATCTTGCGGCCACTCATCGCGGCGTTACGGATCACATCGAGAAGATGCCTACCATTGCGGATATCAACCACGTTCCCACGCTGGATGGTGTTATCAGGCAGGCGTTTACCATGGAGTTTCCAGCCGGTATTTCGGAACGGTAGGGCCTTACGAATACAGCGAGCGAGAATGGCATTTTCCGGGTTAACGTTGCGGATGCTGTACGTCTTGCCATACCCGGAGTCGGCAAGGATGAGGGTCATCACCGCCATAAATCACCCCTTAAGCCAGTGTTTAATGGTGAAGAGAATGTCTTCGTCGTCGCTGTTGCTGGACAACCAGCGGAGATAGCCAGGGTCGACCTTCGCAATCTCTTCGAACGTAAGGCCCTTGTGCTTGCCAAACCGGATCGCCTTAATCAGTGACGGGCTGTTTGAAATGGCGCGCATTTCACCAAAAGTCCACTTCGCCAGGCGGCCCATGTACAGAAGTAACTCAGCTGTGACGTAGCAGTCATATAGCGCGCGGTGCGCATATAGTCCTTCCGGCAGTTCAGGCTTCAGCCCCAGGCTGTAACGCAGGTACTGGTTGCTGTGACTTGGGTGATCAGGAAGAAGTGCGCGGGCCAGTTTAGCGGTGCAGATCCAGGGGGCGTCGATTTGTGGCAGCTTCGATTTATCGAACTTCGCGTTGTGTGCGACGTAAGCCTGCGCGCCAAGGTAACGCCCGATAACCTCGCCAATCAGCGGGGCGTCAGCGACCATATCTTCAGTGATATGGTGGATAGCCATAGCCTCGAAGCTGATCGCTTCAGTGGGCTTCACAAAGTCGCTCATGGGATTACAAATAACACCGTCAACAATATCCACGCTGGCAATCTCCAGCACACTGCCTTCCAGGCTGGTAGTTTCGGTATCAATAACTCGCAACATGCTTAATCTCCGTAAGGTGGTCGTTAACTGCATCAAATTCTGCGAGCTGGTGGGCCAGTGATTCGAGGTCTGCCGGCTGCAGGTCATACAGCAGGCAGATCATGGCAACCATCAGCAATCCGGCTTGCTGAGTCACCATCGCGTTCTCCGTGATGTCTTGGCGCGGGAAGGGTTCTGGCGGAAGAACTTCTCAGCACAGCCTTTGTCGGTGCAGAAATGCTTTTGTGACGTCGACATGTAGGTCGATACCGTCTGAACAGTGCAATCGCTCTTATGGCGCCGCGCGCTGCAGTAAGCACACATTACAGAGCTGAGGTACTCGGTAGCCGAGTCGAGAATGATGCTTTCTGCAAAACTGCCGGGAACGCCACGGGAATCGACATACTCGATCATGTTCTCAGTTATCCCGGCGCCGTTGGTGAATGACCCGCGACCGGTAAGTTTGATTATTTGCCCGCCGAGTTTGAGTCGGGATCCTTCTGGCAAACTTGCCAGACGTTCAGAGGTTAATCGCTCGTAAGGTTGCATAAAGACTCCTTAAAAAGTGCGTGCGAAGGCCGCCCGCTTAATGCCAGGCCGATCGGTTGAATAGGGTGGTTGGTATCAGTGAACCATCGGCTCGCCGCGCTCATTCAGCAGCACAACGACGGAATCACTTTTGATGATGGTTTTTTCGAAGATGTTGAAGGCGTACAGGCCTTTCTCAACGTTCGCAGAGGCGCGATAAGTTTTGCCGTGGTGTTGAAGCATCGTGCCCGGTAAAACCTCGCTACGTGGCACTGATGCAGTGCCGTAGTGCATTCCAATCATACCTTCACCTCAACCTGTTCCAGGAGGCCAGCGATATGCATCTGCCAGCGGTTAAGCGTCAACTTGTCGCGCGGTGCCGATACCGACGTCAGCTGCCACTCGTTATCGTTGAGCTTTTTGGCGGTGTATTGCTTGCCGTTGTGGATGACTGTCATGACTCAGCCTCCAGATGACCTTTCCTGCGAAGCCACTCAATTACTTCATCAGCGTCAAGGCGATCCAGAATGTCATCGGTATGCCCAGCGGCCTCAGCCCAGTCTATGTAGTCATCAAGATCGATTTCCTGAAAGAGCGCTTTCCCTTCAATTTCAGAGATAAGATCTGAGAGCTCCACGCCGCGGACTTCTAAATTTACGTGGTCACGGTAACCACTTGTTGAAACATCAATACCTGTAGCATTCACTTCAAAATCAATTGTCATAAATCCTCTTGGCCTTATCGCGGCGAACGGAACGGTTAATACAAGACTTCTGCGCTAATGGGCGGTGGATGGCCGCCGGTTGTCATAACTTGAGTCACTCGTAAATAACTCCAGGTATGAAAAAGGCCGCCTACCTGGCAGCCTCAACTTGAATGAGTGCCGGGATGTTTAGCCACGCCCGGCGCGTGATTTCCTTCACTTTCCACAGTCAAAGGAATGCCGTAGACTGGATATTCCACAGTCAATAAAAGGATTTCTTTATGTCCATGAATGTATTTGCAGGAAAGAGAACTGAGGAATCAGTGGCATATGATTTAGCGCTGGCGCTTGCAGTAAAAGACCCATCCGCCAACACGCCAGAAGCTTTAATTGAGCGCATTGCTGATTTGCTTCCTGCCTGTCGTGAAGCAGCAAAGGAAAAGTACAAAGCAGAAGCACCTACGCCTTTTGGGATCGCTATAAAACGATAACTGATGCCAGGGCAGTCTCCAGTGCTGCCTTTATCAAATCCTGCCGATACCAGTGGTCATCTGATGCCCCTTTAACCGCTTCTTCAGCAGCAGCATAAGCTGCGTCAGCTGCTAAAATTACGCCATTGTTGCTTTTAAACATCGCTACTTCATCGTTTTTTATATCCATCACCATCACCTCAAATAAGTGGAGTAGATTTGCCGTCAGCCCCTCGTAAAGAGCTGCTGGTAAATCGTTTAGCCATCAGCTCGCCACGTTTCAGATAACGCCGTGTAACGCTGTTGTGTGCGATAAAATTGGTCATACATCCTCCAGTGGTTGCTTTGGTGGTGTGGCCTGCACCTAATCAGGCGGCGGTGTTTGTCGCACGGTTCACTCCGCTGCAAGGCATGTTTTTGCGCCACGCTTTGCGTCACACCCCAAAGCAACATCCTTTGGGCCACACTCTCGCAGTGGCGTCGCTCATGCCCTTGAGACCTTGTCGCTCATCGCCGCTCATAACCGGTGCGCGTCTGGCGTTCGCGCTGCTTTACCGGCATACCCTTTTCCTCGATTAACCCTGACCAGCGGTATGTCGCAGTTCGGACCTGCGTCTGGCTCTCATAGAGACTCGGGGCCGCATCATTACTGCGGATTGAAAGTGCGGTCTGTCCGCTTTAGTGCTTCATTGGAATCACTCTTCTAAGTTGATGGTTTATTTTTTTACCCTGCATCCGACATTGTCCGCCGCTTGCCCGTCGTGCCATTTGATGAACCTACCCCCATGAGGGCTGGGAATCGCCGGGGAACTGAGTTATGCGAATCTCTTCGCTCAACCTCGGATGCAATTGCTGAATTGTTAAAGAAGCAGGCGACTTGCTGTCCGCCGCTGGCTAACTTCGCTCAGCTGTCGATGTTTCGTTTCGATGGGCTTATTAAAAACCATAGTTGTTTTATCGTCAACAACAATAGTTGTATTAATGATTAATGTGGTTTTATTTGGTTGTTTTTAAACGAAATTTATTTTTAGCTCCGATGATGGTATGTTTGAAAAAACATCAAAAAGGAGTGGGTAATGGACTTGGATGAAGAAAGAGTGAACATGATGGTTCACGCCATGGGGCGGGCGGTCATGGAGTTGTCACTGGCAGATTTACCTATGACCCAGCAAAACATCATCGACAAGCTGGAACGGTACCGGAAGGAAACGGGAAACGTGATAGGTAAGGGTGTGAACAGGGATGCAGCTGAGATAGTGCGGAAGGGTAAATAAAAACCCGGCGCGGTGGCCGGGTGTTTGCCAGTTAAAGTTTTGAAACCATAATGTCAATTGCGTCAAGGCAAGACTTTTTGTAAGGGGCATTAACTTTAACCCTTCTGTTCATCACTCTAACGCTGCCGGTAGGTAAGATTGAGAAAGGACATCCTTTTGCGAAAGCGACAACCCCAGTAGTTTGAAAGTCCTTAATGTTTACAACTCCATCATCTACAGCAGTAAAGTCAAATATATCTGGGTTACTTGTTAGTAATTGTCTGATGTCATTATCAATGGAGTTAAGTACAGCGGCATAAGCAGAAGCAGGCCCCATATACTGTGTTAGTCTATTTTTTGCAATCATATGCACTTTTGGTAGTGGTCTGCCCACAGTTTTTAGCTTATTAGCGAATGCATAGGATGCGTAGATATCTGATGGCAGTTTGAGACCATATATCAAAGAGAATGCATTCTGTATTGCCCTTCTCGAAGAATCGTCAGCCATTACTGGCAGGATTAGCTTCTCAATCGCAGCTAAGGCTACCTGGGTGTAAATAGAGAAGCTGGGGTTGCAGTCGATGAAGAGAGCATCGTACTCACCTTCAAGTCCAGCCAAAAGATCATTAATCCAATCGATGATGCTTACCCAGGCGTTTGTGCCGGGAATCTGCTGGTTAGCAAGCGTGTTTATTGCATTAGCCTGTAACTCTAAAAGCGGATCTCCACAAACTAGGGATATATTGCTTGGAATCTGATCATTAAAAGATTTTGGGTGCGTTAGATAGTCATGTGAATCGAACGCGGGCTTTTGATAAGGAGTCGGCAGCCGCATCTGAAAATACCCACCAAGAGTGCACCTGTTTGCAAGGTCATGACGAGTGAGAAGGTTAACACTTCCATTACCGATTAACCCCCCAAGAAATAACTCAGATAAGTTTGCTTGAGGGCATACATCAATAACCAATACGCGCTCTAAAGGATGAAGCTCTGCGTAACGGCATATGGCCTGAAAGGAAAGACTTGTTTTCCCCGTACCGCCTTTATTATTCCAAATAGCATACTTTTTCATGTGATTCCTTGGTTAACGATGTCATTAATGGTAAACGATTAACCAAAGGTTACACCGTCACCCGAGAAGATCAAGCTTTATGGTAAATCATTTACCACGAGTGACATCGTTAACCACAAAAAAAGGCCGCATCTCTGCGACCTCTCTTACATCATCAATCTCACCCAAACGTCTCATCAACCACCCGGCGTCGCATACCCACCCACGACAAACCACGCCATAAACGCCACAGCCACGATGAACACTATCACCGGAAAAGCAATGCCTATCCTCATGCGTACTCCAGTTAACCAAACACCTCATCAGGCCACTATAAGCACGATCGCAACAACCGAGAGCAAAGTAACCACGCCTACTATCAGATATTCTCTCATCACCCAAACACCTCATCAGGCCACTGCTACAGTTTGTTGTAAGCTATCGATTCATGGATCAGCGCTTTTCCCATGATGTAGAGCTGGTCCTGATTCTCTTCTGTTACATACCAGTCTTTGTAAGCCGGGTTATCTGAAAGCACGGCTAATTGCAGGCCCTGCATTTGCAGACGCTTAACATGGAAGTGCTGCCCAAAGACAAATGCGTATACTCCGTCAACCTTGAAGTTCCTCACTGACACATCGAAGAAGAGGCGATCACCAGACTGAATCGTTGGACACATACTGTCACCGTCTACAGTCATCACCTTCACATCATGCTGTGCGCGATTGCCGAAGAGGGCGCGGGCATGCTCATTTGTGAACTCAATAGCATGCAGAACTTCTACAAACTCAGAAATCATGAATGATCCCGGTCCCGCACTAACAGTGAGGTCGAGAACGTCTACGCGGAATACGTCCGAAGCTGCATTAGTTAATAAAGCTGCCCCTGATTGCTTTCCGTCATTAAGCATCGCCCCTTCTCCAGAGCTGAGCCAATCAGGCATTACCCCGAGCGCGTTAGCAATTTCCACAAGCTTGGTGGTCTGGCTGGCTTTTCCTGTTTCAATTTTCTGAATAGCCGCCTGGCTAACACCCACGAGATCCCCGAGCGCCTTTTGTGTCAGGCCTCGTGCCGCGCGTGCTTCTTTCAGTCTTCCAGCAAGTGTCGTTTTCATAAGGTTAAATGTACAACCGTGGTTTTATTCCATCAAACGAAAATGGTTGTTGACTAAATACAACCATAGTTTTATTCTTCGTTTATATTCACTATGGAGGTTGTTATGAACCCAACCATTAAAACCGCTATCACCATCGTCGGGTCACAAAAAGCCCTTGGTGAAGCGTGCGCAGTGTCGCAGCAGGCGGTTTACAAGTGGCTACACAACAAAGCGAGGGTTTCTCCGGAGCATGTGAACAGCATCGTAAAAGCAACTGGTGGCGAGATTCAGGCCTACCAGATTCGCCCTGATTTGCCGACGCTGTTCCCGTCACCGGCCGACAATAACGCCGCCTAACCGGCGGCCCTAACCACGAAAGGGAAAGCAATGCATTCACTTGCGTATCAACACAATACCGGAATACACCCGGGAGCGATGATAAACCGCGCTCAAGCTAAGGCGGCGCCGGACCACGAAAAGATCCGCGATGCGGTCCGGGCATGGTCTTCGGCGCTGGACAATCAGGACGTGGTGTCAGCGCTGATCATCAACGAATACCGGGAACAGGGCGGGAACGCCATCAGCTTTCCGGAAGACATCAGCCGGGCCCGCCAGAAACTGTTTCGCTTCCTGGATAACCGTTTCGACTCCGAACAGTACCGCGAGAACGTGCGCCAGCTGACACCGGCAATTATGTCGGTGCTGCCGCTGGAGTACCGCAACCGCCTGGCGCCGCAGAACGACACGATGTCGCTGATCGCTTCTGCGATGAAAGAGTGTGCCGAGGCTAAGCAAGCCGTGCTGCTGGACGCTCCAGAGCATCAGAAGTTGAAAGAGGTAAGCGAAGGTATAGCGTCGCTGTTCCGCCTCATGCCGGAGCAGGTAGGTCCGCTGATGACGATGGTCACTTCGATGTTGGGGGTTATGTGAGAACTACAGAAATGGCGAAAGCCGCGGTGCTCTAACACCAACGGCTTTCAGGTGCAATAAACGTCAGTCAATTGCGAGGCAATTATGCCAAGTAAATCGAAGAGAGTAAACAAACCGGAGGTAGCACGTGAGCATGTCACTTATGGCGAAAGCAATGGGGGTCAAAGTGGGAAACTCACTGCGTAAGCTCGTCCTGATTAAGCTGGCTGATAACGCCAACGACAAAGGCGAATGCTGGCCTTCGTATCAACACATCGCCGACCAATGCGAATGCAGCCGAACGGCTGTTCGTAACCATATTGATGCGCTTGAAGAAATGGGTCTTATCAAGCGTGAGAACCGTGTCGGCGTCAACAACGGAAAAGGTAACACGTCAAATGTGTATTACCTCAAATTAGATGCCACCCCTATGCCATTAAATGGCACAGGGGTATGCCACGACGAAGCACACCCTATGCCATCTGATGGCACACCCCCTGTGCCACCAGATGGCACCAGAACCAGTCACTCTTTTGAACCAGTCACTGAACCTAACTCTCTCTCTGGGCGCGATGGTTTTATGAGCGAAGCCGCTAAGCGGCGGATCGGTATTTCACCAAACGGGGAGATTCCATTCCCGCCCCTGTTTAAGCCGTCGGCAGATCACATTGCTATGGCTGCCGAGAAGGGGGTGAGCATTGAAACTGAGCTTCTGAATTTCCGGGACTATCACCTTTCCCGCGGCACGCAGCTAATCGACTGGAATTCGGCTTTCAGAGTCTGGATCCGGAATGCCAGGGTTAACCCGCTGGCTAAGCGTAGTCGTGCCGAGCAGGAAACCCCTCACTGGAACAGCCGCGAGGGATGGGAGGACTTCCTGTGAACAATCAGATTATGCAAGCCGTTAACGGCCGTGATGGCGCGCTACTATCCAGAATGGCGAACGGAAGTTCCGACCAGCAGAAGGTTATCAACCCTGAGGCTGAGGGGCTTGTTGATTCTCTCTTTCGGCAGCTGAAGCAGATTTTCCCTGCGTCTACGCAGACAAACCTGAAAACTGACGCAGACGAGAAAACGGCAAAGCGTCAGTGGATCGCAGCGTTTTCAGAGAATGGGATCCGCACCCGCGAACAACTTTCCGCTGGTGTACGTCATGCCCGCGCCAGTGAATCACCTTTCTGGCCTTCTCCGGGGCAATTCATCAAATGGTGCAAGGATAGCGGCACGGTACTTGGCATTGGCCTGGCTGATGTGATGAATGAGTTCCATCGGTATAGCCGCGAAAAAGGGCTTCATACCGGCGGAGCAGAAGCTTTCCCGTGGTCTCATGACGTCATGTACTGGATTGTGACCGATACGCGCAGAGCGATGTACCAGAGCCAGCTGAGCGAGGCTGAAACTGAAAAATACGCGTCAAAAAAACTTGAGGAATGGGCGCTGAAAGTTGCTGGTGGGGAAAAAATACCATCTCCCGTCCTGGCGCTCGAGAATTCTGATGAAGTGATCCCGACAAATCACGTGAGCCGTCAGGCCGGTTATCACCCGGAAGGAAAAAGCTTCGGGTGCATGCCAAATGCGGCGACTCTCGGCGCTCTCACCCCGGCCCAATGGCTTTGGGAAGAGTATCAGCGCGGGAAAGAGAGAGGGCTTATTCAATGAAAGGCAAACAGGCAATTCTGCGTTATCTCGAAACGCACCGGACCTTCACCGCGAAGGATGTGGCCACAGAATGCGGTATGACGATCAACTGCATCACGAAGAACGCTATCGACCTGGAGCGGGCCCGCAAGATTGTCCGGGTGAGCAAGGTCTGGCGAACGGTGACTTATCGCCTGGCGACGTCGGAAGAGCAGGACGGAACCGCGCGCAGCTGCACCAACGGAATATTTCAGGAGTGCCGCAACAGTCCGGCGATGAGAAGGGTATTGATGGTTTGGGGGAGGGTAGGGGTATGAAACAGAAATTTATCGAGTGGTTTACCAAGAACAACAACGGCTGCTCGCCAGCGATGGAAGATGACAGAAGCTTTGTGTACGAGAAGACGCAGCTCATGTTCGAAGCGTACCAGGCTGGCGTGGCTGAAGGTGAAGCCAGATGCGCGGCGCTGGCTGCGGAGAATGCGGGGCTGAAGGATGCGCTGGCGGCCAAAGACTCAACCATAGCCACTCAGCAGCAGGAGATACGAACGCTTCTTAATGCGCTGGAAGCCGCAGGGAAGCGGATTGCTGAGCTTCCTGGGCAGAAGCGCTTAATCGGCTGGCGGATGGCTGACTACACCGATGAAACCGCAGACCCAGCACTCGCTAAGAATTGGGCCAATGCTGTAGATGTTCTGCCTATTTTTGAAGGCGACGTGAATACCAAACTAACGGCCGCTGCAGCCGGGAAAGGAGAGGCATCATGAGCACCTTCACCAAAGAGCAGTTAATCGAAAAGCTTCAGCACAGAATTTCTGTCGCATCAGGATTTCCGGAGTCAGAAAAAGCGCAAATGGATCTTGAGCTGGCGCGTATCGCGCTGGCATCGCTCGAAGCGGAGGCTGTTGGGTTCATCGCAAGGCACAAAGAAACTGGCAAATTTGGTAGCTATCTGCATCCAAAGGCGGATTGGTTTAAGAATGATGATTACGAAGTCTTGAGCGCCTACACCGCCCCGCCAGCGCCGGTATCTGTGCCTGATGAAATGACACCTGAAATGATGCGCGCAGTACGCCTCAACAGTGAGCTTGGTGCATATGCAATAGCTAACCTTTCTGATGCCTATGGGCTGTGTGATGAATTCTGGAAGGTAGCCTGCCGCGCCGCCATGCTTCAGGGAGGTAAATCATGATTAATCGCGCCAAGTTACAACACATTCTGGAATACGCCAGGCAGCAAAGACACATTGGTCTGCACTGCAAGGTGCCGCCAGAGGACATGGTTAAAATCGTGGAGATGGCCATGCTTCAGGGTGCCGAACCTGTAACGACGGCTAACAAGTTGCCAGATGATTTCGACTTCGATCGCTTCAACGATGTCGTGTGGCTGGAGGCTGTAGCAAGCAATCCGCACATGCATTCACCAACAACATCGACTATCGCTATGGTGGCACTGGAACTCAATAAGCGGCTGGAGACTGGCAACTCTCCGGTGATTCCGGATGGTTGGGTGATGGTGCCGGCTGAGCCGACAGCGGAAATGCTCCAGTCTGGAATCTCAGCTCATTACGAGCGCAGCCAAATTCAAATCCATGACAGGCCTGCGCCGGGGCCGATGGAATGTGCGTATGCGGCCATGCTCGCAGCAGCACCGCAGCAGGAAGATTTATGATTCCATTACTATGTCCTTTTTGTGAATCAACAGCGCTTAGCATTGGCTACTCATTCAGCCTCGCAGGAAAGAAGCGCTACGTGTCCTGCAGATGTGGCGCTCAAGAGCCAGAGAAACGCACCACATCTGAAGCAATTTCTGCATGGAATAGCCGAATGAAGGTGTGGTTTTACGACTCAGAAACGCTGACATGCGCTGGCGAACGCAGGAGAACTGCGGCTTACATAGATATACTTAAGCGAGATGGCTTCACGCCAGAACTAATTGCAGCACCGCAGCAGGAGGTGAAGTGATGCAGAACCCATTCGACGAGATAATTTAAATTTAGTATTTTTATTTTCACTGTTAGTCAAAAAAAGCTGAGCTCCGCCATAAAAACGTGGCTCAGCTTCTGAGCGCACAGATATGATATTCGAATATATAAAACAACATTCAGAGGTAATCATTTCCGGATTTTCAGTCGCCGCGGCCGTCGCCTCTGCCTGGGCTGCTATTGCTAGCAGGCAGACGGCAGCAAAAGCACTAAAAATCCAAAGCAGAATGAGCCTGTATGAGCTTCTAAAATCCATAGCCGAAAAAGCTAACTCGCACTCAAAGGGGAAAAAAGGTGCCGAGTGGAATTTTTATGACGCAGCTAACATAGTGAGATGCCTTAGCATGGCAATGGAGAACATAAAAAATCACACTGAAACTAATGACGGTCTTGATATCAGGGAGTTAAAACAATTCTTCATAAGTCAACTGAACATGGAGCTTTTTGAAGAGTTAAACTATCAAGTTGGGCCAGACGCCCTGTTTGCGACAAGGGAAGTAACCAGTATGACTAACGAACTATATTTATCCTGGATAAAGATTATTTCATTTTTTAACTTCCTCGTTGTTACAAATGAAGATCTTGATAACTAAAACAAGCATTATTGATTTTTCATAATCAACCAGTCATAATTTAACCGCCGTCGGAGTTGAACGCCCGACGGTGACTTCTGCGCATTTAAGGGGACTTAAATGCGACAACAATCTGAACTCCTCACCTTGTCACAGATGCAGAAATGCACCTGCGATTTTCTGCATTCTGCGTTACCTCTCGGAGGTGGCGCATGAAACAGCACTACTGCATCGTTAACGACACCGTTAAAGACAACCTCATCGCATTCATCCGCACGCTGCCGGTAAACCCCCGCGCGCCGATGGTAGTCGAGGCTCGGGAAGAGACTCGCACCGACAAGCAGAACCGCCTGATGTGGCCGCTTCTGAAAGACCTGTCTGACCAGGTAGTCTGGCACGGCGAAAAGCTTACCCGCGAAGAGTGGAAGGACCTCATCACTGTTCTGGTGAATCAGACCCAGGACCAGGAACAGAAATCCGCGCCCGGCATCAACGGCGGCCGCGTTTATTTCGGCGTCCGCACATCCAAATCCAGCAAGCGCTACATGGTCGACGTCATCGAGGCGATTTATTGGTTCGGTACCGACCGCGGCGTGAAGTTCTCCGAGGCATCCAGTAAGCGCATCGCCTGGGCGCAAGAGTGGAGGGCTTCCCGTGGGTAGTCCTCTCGCACGCGTCATCACCAATGAAATCTTCCGCGTTCCGGCGCGCCGCCAGCGCAAGCCGGCGGTTAAGCCGTCCGACATCCCGACACTGAAAGACTACACCGCCCGCCTGGTGGATCAGAAATGGCTGCGCCTAGCGGCGAGGAGAAAAACAGCATGAGCATTTATCAACGCATTAATGGCGCTGACTGGCGCAATATCTTCGTCGTGGGCGATCTGCATGGGTGCTACACGCTGCTGATGAGTGAGCTCGAAAAAGTTTCGTTCGACCCTGCGCGTGATTTGCTGATCTCGGTTGGTGACCTTGTTGACCGCGGTGCGGAAAACGTCGAGTGCCTGGAACTGATTACTATGCCTTGGTTCCGGGCTGTTCGTGGCAACCATGAGCAGATGATGATTGATGGGCTGTCGGAGTATGGAAACGTCAATCACTGGCTGGTGAATGGTGGTGGTTGGTTCTTCAATCTCGACTATGACAAAGAAGTGCTGGCTAAGGCTCTGGTTCACAAAGCGGCTGATCTGCCATTCGTCATCGAGTTGGTTACCGCTGAACGGAAGGTCGTTATCTGCCACGCTGACTACCCGAATAACGAATATGCGTTCGACAGGCCAGTCCCGAAAGACATGGTCATCTGGAATCGTGAACGGGTTAGCGACGCTCAGGACGGCATTGTCTCGCCGATAGCCGGTGCTGATCTGTTTATCTTCGGCCACACCCCTGCGCGCCAGCCCCTGAAGTATGCCAACCAGATGTACATCGACACAGGAGCTGTGTTTTGCGGAAACCTCACGCTGGTACAGGTCCAAGGTGGTGACCATGAGTAAAACCTACCGCAGCAAGAAGTGGCTCGCCGCAGTCGGCCAGATTGAGCAATGCGTCCTGTGCGGAGCGTGGGGCGTGCAGGTGGCACACCGCAACGAGGGTAAGGGTATCGGAATGAAAACAGACGACTGCGCCACCGCTGCTATCTGCGTCACCTGTCATTCAGAGATCGATAACGGAAAGGGGTTGAGCCGTGACGAACGCCGCCAGTTAATGGACCGCGCCATTGTACTGACCGTTATCCAGATTGCCCGTCGTGGCTTGGTGGTGCCCGCATGAAAATCTACGACATCACACCAATCGGCAAGCCTCGAATGACCCGAGCGGATAAGTGGAAGCAGCGCCCTCCTGTAATGCGTTATCGAGCTTTTTGCGATGAGGTCCGCCTGCGCAAGCTGACCATGCCTGAATCCGGATCACATGTGACATTCGTCCTACCAATGCCACCAAGCTGGAGTAAGAAGAAACGGGCTGAGTTCGCCGGGAAGCCCCACCAGGCCAAGCCAGACTGCGACAACATGCTGAAGGCCCTGATGGATGCGCTTTATGAGAATGATGCTCACATCTGGGATTGCCGCATCACAAAGGTCTGGGGAGAGAAGGGGCAGATCATCATCGGGGAGTGCGCGCCGTGACCAGAGACGAGATAACCCGGTACCAGGCAGAAAGCGTTAAGCGCGCCAGCATGCCGCCAGTAGCAAAGCACAGCCAGACCAAAACCAACCAGCCACATAAGGAAGCCGCATGAACAGTCAGCAACTGGAATACGTACGTCAGCAGCTCATTGTGGCGACCGCAGATCTTAGCGGGGCGACGAAAGGACAGCTGGTGGCCTTCGCCGAGAACGCGCAATTCACAGCGACGGCGCGCAGCCGGGGGCGAAAAAAGGTATTCGACAAGGATAAGCAGCGCATGGTTAACCCTGACGGCCCGCCGATGAGCGGCAGCCAGTCCCGCGCCAAGGGCTCATCCATCGCGCTGGTTGGGCCGGTTGAGTTCGTGACTGCATCGTGGCGCCGCGCTGTCCTGTCGCTGGAGGATCACCAGAAAGCTTGGCTGCTGTGGAACTACAGCGAGAATATCCGCTTCGAATACCAGGTGGCGATCACTCAGTGGGCCTGGGCTGAGTTCCGGGAGCAGATCGGCGCTAAGAAGGTGGCTGGCAAGACGATGGAGCGCCTGAAGAAGCTTATCTGGCTAGCGGCACAGGACGTTAAGGCTGAGCTGGCGGGCAAGGACGTGTATCAGCATCAGGACCTGGCGGCTCTGTGCGGCGTTAAACCTGATAACTGGTGCCATAACTACGCCGACTACTGGCGGGCCATGTGCACCATCTTTAAGCGTCTTGATGGCGATTCTCTTCTCTGCACTGTGAGAACACGATCACAACAAAAGTCGACTTTTTCGCAGCAGGGTATTGCAAAAGTCAATTAAATAGCATACATTTCATGTAAATCTGATATCGTCGCCATAGCTTTGATTGTCGACTGAACATAAAAACCTCGCCACCGTGCGGGGTTTTGTCGTTTCTGGAGCCAGCATGTCCGAGAAAATCACAGAGCAATTGGTCTTCCGCCCTGCCAGTGAAAAACTGACAAAGGATCTGGATGGTGAGTGGGTGATTTTGCTCAACCCATGTGATGGCTGGCATATCGCCCATGTCTTGGCGCTTGAAGAGGATGGCGAGGTCTACCATGTCGGTGCATATCAATTTGCGGGTGGAGAATTCGAGCCTCATGAGTTCTATGTCGCCTGGGCATTACTTCCTGATTCGATAAAGTTGTCTGACCGATTTGAAGACCAGCGCCTGACGCCTGAAATCCGAGAGGCGCGCTTTCGTGAATGGTTAGCCAAAACCAGTAAGTGATTTATTGCAATATTTGCCTGTAGCTCAGAGGAGAGAGCAGCCGCCTTCTAAGCGGTTGGTCGCTGGTTCGAATCCAGCCAGGCGAGGAAAATGCGAGCATGAGCACTTCGCTTAAATAAGTCTCGATGGGTGCAGCCTGATCACCTGCCGTCAGCTCCACGAAACGGAGCGCACAACAGGTAAGGGCATTCTCCCTTATGGGGCTTGGCTTAAATGCACCGAGTGCTCTGTCCGTTGTGGTGTAACTCAATTCCCGCTTGCGGGTTGAATGGGTAGAGTAACGCATCAACTGGATCACTCCAGCGGGTTAGGCATGATGCTGATGCCGGTCCCGAGTATCGGTTCGAGTCCGATCGCCGCACACAGAACCCACTACCTGGGACCCTTCGGCCAGAGAGCCGACATTGCCTTACCCTCATCTTCCTGGCTTGTCGCCAGGTTTTTTATTCAGGCCGCAGACAATCAATTCCAGATGCCACGTAGCTATCGTGTCTGACGGCCTTTCCCCTACTACCACACAGCACCCCGGACCCGGAGGTGTGGAATGCAACGTATGAACCCAACAAATGGACACGATCTGCCGTACTGGTGGTCGGCGGCCTTGGGTCTGTTCTCTTTGCTTAGCCTACAGGATTACGTTTTTATTATCGGCGCGCTGGTATCGGCGTTCTTCACGATAAAAACCTATTACGCAAAACGGAAAGAAGAGCGTGAGCGTATGGCTGAGGAAAGGAAACGAACCCAGCTGCTGGAAAACTACTTATCTGATGTAGGTAAAAAACCTCACTCCGATCGTCCGGCTGCCGCCGAGGTGGTTACGGAGGCAATGCGGAGAATTTCCGGTGGCACAGTTGAAACTGAGTAAGAAAAGCGGCGCGGCGGGCATTGTCTGCTCAGTAGGGACAATCATCGCTATTGTGATGAATGCGGGCCATGTCAGGACTAACGAGCGCGGGCTGGAGTTAATCGGCAACGCTGAATCTTGCCGACGAGATCCATATGTCTGCCCGGCCGGTGTGCTGACTGACGGTATGGGGAACACGCATGGCGTGAAGCTTGGCACCGTTAAGTCTGACCAGCAGATCGCAGCCGAATGGGAGCGCAACATCCTTGATGCTGAGTCCTGCGTTAACCGTTACGGGAATGGCAGAAAGCTATCTGACGATACTTTCTCAGCAGCTGTATCGGTAACGTTTCGTGCTGGCTGTGGGAACATGCGCACCTCCACGATGTTCTCTCTTCTCAGGGGCGGGAACATTACGGCGGCGTGCCACCAGTTCCCTCGCTGGGTATGGGGTGGTGGTAAGGTTCTGCCTGGTCTGGTTACTCGTGCCGGGAAAGAAAAGGCGCTCTGCCTGGATGGTGTGAAATGAGCCGATTAACCGCAATCATCTGCGCTGTCATTATCTGCCTGCTTGTTTCCATGTCCTGGGCGATTAACCACTACCGCAACAACGCCATCGCCTACAAAGACCAGCGCGATAAGGCCACCAAGAATCTCAACTTGGCTAACGCCACAATCAAAGACATGCAGACCCGCCAGCGTGATGTTGCTGCTCTGGATGCCAAATACACGAAGGAATTGTCCGATGCGAAAAAGCAGCTTGATGATCTGCAGCGTTGTGTTCGCGATGGCAAGTGTGGGCTGCACGTCAACGCCAGATGTCCCGAGAACGGAGAGACCGGCACCGGCGGCATGGGCGATGCTTCCAGCCCCCGACTTACTTACTCCGCTGAACGGGATTATTTCACCCTCAGAGAGCGAATTGCCACAGTGACGAAGCAGGTTGGGTATCTGCAGGGCTACATCAAAGAGCAGTGCCTAAAGTAAAAATATTTTCGAGTGGTCATGTCTATTAATGGCTATTCAAACGTACTCATAGCTATTAATTGGCTGGCTATATCTATCTGAATTTAAATGATTAAATCAAGCCTTGCGAGTGTGCGAGGCTTTTTTTACGCCAGAAGTAAACCACCCCGCGCATTCTCGTGCGCATATCAACCAAGAGGCTTTCGGGGTAGAGCTTGAGATAGGGCAGTGGTAACGCTGACCGCTCTTGGGCTGCCCGTATCTACGAGAACAGGCTCAACCACCAAAAGGTATCAGCGAAATGAAATCATTAACCCTCTTCAATCAACCAATCCGTGTCGGAGAAGACGGCATGATCTGCCTCACCGATATGTGGAAAGCCAGTGGCAAAAGTGATGCTGAATCGCCTTACCATTATCTGCGAAACAAGCAGACCAAGGAGTTTCTGGTCGAATTGAAGAAAAACCACGAATCTGTGGTTTTAACGACGCGCGGCGTACACGGCGGAACCTATGGCGGTAAATTTGTTGCTTACGATTATGCGGCCTGGCTAAACCCCGGCTTCAAGTACGCGGCCTATAAAGTCCTCGATGACTACTTCACCGGAGAGCTTCATCACCGCAACAGCTTAAGTGCGCAGCTCAACATGAAATGTCATGAGTTTGACCAGAAGAAAGACATGGCTAGTTTCTGCGGGCAAGGACTTGCTGCATGGCGTTATACGAAGCCTGTATTGGTCGCTGAGATTAACACCCTTGCTAACCAGCTGCAGATTACGATCCCAGGGCTGCCGGGATGAGTAATCGCGTAATCGAATGCGCCTCCAGAGCAGGGCGCGACTTCTCAGAGTTCATGAAAGGCGAGAAGGGCATGATGGAAGCGCTGGCCTCGGTGGATCAGTTTGGCGAGCAACTGCGCCTCAACGGTTGCGTCAATCATCACTTTGTCAGCTACATGATGCGGAACTCGATCATGCAGGCATTCATGGACATGGCAAACGCCGAGAAGAAAGAAGAACGGCGCCGTAAGCGAGCGGAAACAAAAGCAAAGGCGAAGTAGCCATTCCAAAGCTCACCTCCGGGTGGGCTTGATAATGGATATCCCCCTGAGCGGATAAATCAAAAATAACCCCTGCAACGGATAATGACGGAGCAACAGATGGCAAAAGCCAAATGGCACAGACTTCCGGCATTCACCATTCCGCTGTTTCAAAGTGCGCATGTCTACCTCGCAACAACCAGAGAACAGTTTCAGCACGCTGATAAATTCCTTGGCGGCAGCGTGGATGAGAGGCCGTTTAACTCTGGAATGGCAAGCAACTATGAAAACACCGATACCGGAGAGCGTTGCTACCTGATCGGAGTATTCGATAATCAGATATCCACGCTCGTTCATGAATGCGCTCACGTATGCTTTTACGTTTGCTCTGATGTCGGCGTGACAACCAAGCCGGAAGACGCCAACGAAACGTACTGCTACATGCTGGATCGCATGTTCAGCCACTTCCTGCCATACATCAAACAGGAATAAACAATATGGCAAAACCGGACTGGGGCGTGCTTCAGCAACGGTTCCTGTCCGACCATGCCGTAACCGGCGTATCACCGAAGGATTGGTGTGAAGCGCAGGGACTGAATTATGCAACCGCACGCCGACACATCAAAAAGCCTACTGCGCAAACTGCGCAAAAAACTGCGCAGAAAAAAGTGCGCACTGCGCAGAAAGAACAAAGCGCAGAAGAGCTGGTAGACATAAAGCTAGGCGCGAAGGTAAAGCGCTTCATTGCGGAATATCTTAAGGATAATAACGCTACCGCTGCCGCTGCGCGTGCTGGTTACAGTGACCCAAACTATGGTCGTCAGCTCATAACGAATCCTAACGTTGCGCAGGCCATTGCACAGCAGCAAAAAGCGTCCATTGTGCGCACGCTTGGCGGTGCCGATGAAGTCCTCGCGCAGATGTGGCAGCTTGCCACCTTCGATGCAAACCAGCTCTCGCAATATCGCCGCGGCGCGTGTCGTTATTGCTGGGGCTTCGGTCACCAGTACCAGTGGCGCGATATGGTGGAGTTCGAAGAGAAACGCCTCGAAGCGACAGAACGCGATAAGCGTGAGCCAGTCGATGTTGGGGGTTACGGCTACGATCACACCCGAGAGCCTAACCCTGGCTGTCCGCGCTGCAACGGCGATGGTATTGGCCAGCCGTATTTCGCCGACACCCGGAAACTCTCCCCTGTTGCTGCTCTGGCTTATTCCGGCGTGAAGCTGGGGAAGAATGGCGTCGAGATAACCGCTATCAGCCGTGAGCGAATGTTTGAAGCGGTAATGAAACGGCTCGGCCTGGCGGATAGCGAGTTCGCTCAGCGTCTCCAGCAGATCGAAATCGACCGCCGGCAGCTGGAGATTGAGAAACTCCGCAAAGAGCTGGCCGGTGATGGTGATGATGACGAACCAACACCAGTGCAGATCAATATCAACGTAGTGGACGCGAGGGCGGAAGATGGGGATCAGCCCGACACTTAACATTCCTCAGGCGCGTTTCCTCGCGATGCAACACAAATTCAAAGCCTATGTTGCCGGGTTCGGTTCCGGCAAGACGTGGGTAGGTTGTGGCGGCATCTGCAAAGGGATGTGGGAGCACCCGAAAATCAACCAGGGTTATTTCGCGCCGACGTATCCGCAGATTCGTGACATCTTCTACCCCACGATCGAAGAGGTGGCCTTTGACTGGGGGCTGAGTGTCAAAATCAATGAGGGGAACAAAGAGGTTCACTTCTATGAGGGGCGTCGGTATCGCGGCACGACAATTTGCCGCTCGATGGAGAAGCCCGGATCGATAGTCGGCTTTAAAATCGGTAACGCGATGGTGGATGAGCTGGACGTCATGGCGGCTGCTAAAGCGCAGCAGGCCTGGCGAAAAATCATCGCCCGTATGCGTTACAAAGTTGATGGTCTGCGTAACGGTATCGATGTCACGACTACGCCGGAGGGCTTCAAGTTCGTTTACCAGCAATTCGTGAAAGCGGTGCGTGAAAAGCCTGAGCTTTCTGCTCTGTATGGGCTGATTCAGGCCAGTACGTTCGACAACGCGAAGAACCTGCCACCGGATTACATCCCGTCGCTGATGAACTCCTACCCGCCGGAGCTAATTAAGGCGTACCTGAGGGGGCGTTTTACAAACCTGACCAGCGGCACTATCTATCACCAGTTCGATAGACGTCTGAATAACTGTACCGATGAAGAGCAGGCAGGCGAGCCGCTCTATATCGGCATGGACTTTAACGTTGGCAAAATGGCGGCCATCGTCCACGTGCTTCGCAATGGCGAGCCGCGCGCGGTACGCGAATTGATAAAAGTTTATGACACGCCAGCCATGATAAAGCGTATCCAGGAAGAGTTCTGGCGCTACGAGGGTGGGCGCTATGTTGCCTCCAGGCAGATTTACATCTATCCGGATGCTTCCGGCGATTCACGCAAGTCCAATAACGCCAGCGCCACCGATATTGCGCAGCTCAAGCAGGCCGGATTCAGCGTGGTGGTGAACGCCGCCAACCCGCCGGTAAAGGATCGCATTAACTCCATGAATGCCATGTTCTGCAACGGCAACGGTGAGCGGCGCTACAAAGTTAACGTTGCTCGCTGCCCGGTCTATACAGACAGCCTTGAACAGCAGGTATGGGCGGCAAACGGCGAGCCGGATAAATCAGCAGACAACGATCACCCAAACGACGCTGGTGGCTATTTCATCGTGAAGCAATTCCCGATCATCAAGCCCACAGGAAAAGTCACTCAACTACGGATGTAACTCCATGCCTGATATTTCTACACCCAATCTGGACTATGGGAACATGGTGCAGGCGTGGGATATCAACGATGCCCTGATGGGCGGCACGCTCTATATGCGACAGCTGGGCGAGCAATATCTACCGCGCTGGCCGAAAGAAGACAAAGAGGACTACAAAAAACGCCTCGCCGTGGCCACGCTTCTGCCAGCCTACGAAGAGACCATTAAGCAAAACATCGGGCGTGTATTCGCCGAGCCCATTAAGCTTGCCGAGAATGTGCCTGATGAGCTGCGAGAGTATGCGAAAAACTTCGACCTTGAGGGGACGCGCCTGGACGTATGGGCGCAGGCATTCTTCGGTCTGGCGATGCAGTATGGACTCTCCCACGCGCTGGTGGATTATCCCAGGGTGGACACCGAAAAGGTGAAAACCAAAGCGGAAGAGAAAGCTACTGGCGCGCGCCCATACGTCACCATGCTCAATCCCCGGCAGGTGATCGGATGGAAGTCGAAAATGGTAGACGGCAAAGTGGTGCTGACCGAGCTGCGTATCAAAGAGGTAGTTATCGAGGACGGCGACGACTTCGGGCAGACAAAGGTCGAGCAAATTCGTTATCTGACACCTGGAATGGTGCAAATCTACCGCAAGTCGAAAGGTATCGATGGGGCGGCGAACTGGGAGAAGTTCGACGAATGGACAACATCTCGTAAGGACATAACACTGGTGACGCTCTACACCAAGCGCACCGGGTTTATGTGTGGTTCACCTCCACTGCTCAATATGGCTCTGCTGAACATCAAGCACTGGCAGAGTCAAAGCGAGCAGGACAACATCCTGCATGTCGCCAGGGTGCCGTTGCTCACGGTGTTCGGTTTGGAAGAGGGGCAAGAGCTGATAATTGGCTCGTCTTCAGCTACGTCGTTCACTGATCGGCAAAAGCAGGGTCTGGAGTACGTCGAGCATACAGGCTCCTCCATCGGTGCTGGTAAAGAGTCGCTGGCAGAACTTGTGGAGCAGATGCGCCAGGCTGGTGCGAAGCTGCTTCGTACGGAAAACACCTCTACCAAATCGGTAGACCAGACCTCTGAAGAGAAAATGCAGGAGCAGTCACCGCTCTACACCATGGCTACCAGCCTTGAAGATGCGATCGACAACATTCTGCAAATCATGGCCGAGTACATCGGCGAGAAAGATGGTGGCAACGTTGATGTTCGCACTGAGCTGGATGTCGAATCGACCGTATTCAATCCGTCCGCCGCGCTTGCCATCCAGGCACTGCGCCAGGGTGGTGATATCCGTCGAGCTGATGCGATTAAATCGCTACAGAAGTTGAACATTATTGATGCCGATGCGGATCCTGATGTGGTTCTGAGTGAACTGCTGGCTGAGTCCGCATCGCTGAGTGACCCGCCGCCGGGCGAGGTGTGATATGGCCCGCTCCGTTAACGACCGCCTGCAGGACGAAACGATAGCGCACGGCCTGTATGTAAACCGCTACGGTACTGGCGTCGCTCGTCGGATGGTGGCGCTGCTCAGCAAGATGGATGCTGACCTGGCTGCCAAACTGCTGGTGCTGCTGGATGGTAAGCGTGCCGATACCTACAGCGCTCGCCGCCTGGCTTCGCTGCTGGCTGGTGTGCGCGACCTGAATCAACAGGCCTATGAACCGGTGAATGCTGCGCTGGCACGTGAACTGACGCGCTACGTTGAATATGAGGTCGGTTATCAGTTTGACCTTTTTAGCAGCATCATTCCGAAGCAGATCCTCAGGCATGTACCGCTCCAGAGCATCGCGCCTGAGCAGGTTTACGCCTCAGCAGTGACTCAGCCATTCCAGGGGCGCTTGCTGAAGGAGTGGGGCCAGAAGCTTGAAACGGATCGGCTGGATAAAATCACCAACGCTGTGCGCACCGGTTTCCTTCAGGGTGAAACGGTAGATCAGATCGTTAAACGCGTTGCCGGAACGCCGAAACTCAATCGTGAAGATGGGGTGATTAACGCCTCCCGTCGCGACCTGGCGGTGGTGGCCCGCACGGCTGTAAATCACATGGCCGCTACTGCGCGTCAGGAGTTCGCACAGGGCAACAGCGATATCGTAAAGGCCAAACAGTGGTCCTCAACGCTGGACACTCATACCAGCCAGTGGTGCATCATCCGCGACCGCAAGCTCTACACCCTCGACGGCAAGCCGCTGGGGCATGTGGTGCCGTATCTGCGCGGGCCCGGCAAAATCCACTTCTGCTGCCGTTCCGGCGAAATCCTGATTACCAAATCGTGGGAGGAGTTGCAGATAGCCTCTGGCGAGCTGAGCACTGCCACACGCGCCGCTATGGACGGGCAGGTGCCAGCGCATACCAGCTATGCCGAATGGCTTACCCGGCAACCGTACGCGCGGCAGGAGCAGGTGCTGGGCGTTACCCGCGCCATGATGCTGCGTGACGGGAAAATCACTGTGCCGGAAATGTTCAACGATGCCGGGGAGTTCCTGACCCTGGACGAACTGCGCCGCGTGGATGCGTCGGCGTTTGAGGGGTAGGGTATGCGCAACGACGATTTTCACCATGTGGATGATGGCCGCGGTAAGCGCCGAGTGTTCGTTAACGGCAACGAGGTCAAGCGCTGCGTATGGGCGGATGTTAAGCGAGGAATAGCATGCTTCTACCCATACCCCATTCGGGTCCATAAGCGAAAGCGCGATGAAGTCTATACCCGCAAACTGCGCGGCGTAATAACCGTCGAATTTATCTAACAGGCTGCCTTCGGGTGGCCTTTTTTATGCCTGCCGCTGAGCGGATGCGACGCGGTGACCGGGTCGGATGACCTATTACCAATGGCCGGAAGGCTGGAGCAAAAACAATGAAACTGAAACTTGATGCTAACGGAAATGTGGTCGTTGAAAACGGTATGCCTGTGTACATCCATGATGATGGCAAAGAAATCCCGTTCGACGCAGCCGCAGCGATGACCAAAATCACCTCCCTGAATGGTGAAGCTAAAACTCACCGTGAAGCGAAGGAGGCGGCGGAAGCCAGTCTCGCGAAATTCTCTGGCATCACCGATCCGACCAAGGCGCTCGAAGCCCTGGAGATGATGACCAAAATCGACCAGAAAAAACTGATCGACGCTGGCGCTGTTGACCAGGTTAAGGCTGAGATTACCAAGGTATTCCAGCAGCAGCTGGATGAAGCGAACGGCAAGACCAAACAGCTCGAAAGCCAGCTCTACGACGAGATGATCGGCGGCCGCTTCGGTGGCTCCAAATTCATTTCAGAGAAGATGGCGATCCCGGCTGAGTTCGTGCGTTCGTACTTCGGGCAGAACTTCAAAATCGAAGACGGCAAGGTCGTGGCCTTCGACGGTCAGGGCAATAAGGTGTTCTCTCGCACCAAGCCTGGCGAGCTGGCTAGCTTCGACGAAGCGCTGGAGTCACTGATCGAGTCGCATCCGCAGAAAGATTACATCCTCAAAGCGTCCGGTAACAGCGGCGGCGGTTCTCACCAGTCGCAGCACCAGGCCGGGCAAAAAACCATGAAACGCGATGCGTTTGATTCCCTGGATAACGCTGGCAAGCAAGCAGCGCTGAAAGACGGCGTCAGCATCGTCGATTAAATCGAAAGGAGCCATAAATGGCAGGCAATACCCTTACTGGTCTGATCCCGACCATCTATACCGCGCTGGACGTAGTGTCCCGCGAGCAAACTGGTTTTATTCCTGCGGTGGCGCGTGACGCGAAAGCGGATGCTGCTGCAAAAGACCAGACCGTACGTGCGCCAGTCGCACCTGCAGCCACCACTGAAGATATTGTCCCTGGTCCGTCAGCACCTAATTCTGGCGACCAGACCATCGGTGGTGTGGATGTCAAAATCACCAAATCCAAGATGGCCCCGGTCAAATGGAATGGTGAAGAGCAATTGGCTTTGGGCCCGGCTGGTACCTACAACACCATCCTGGCTGACCAGTTCAAGCAGGCTTTCCGAGCGCTGGCGAACGAAGTGGATGCAGACCTCGCTGCGCTGTACCTCAACTCCTCCCGCGCTGTTGGCGCGCCGAAGAATACCCCGTTCAGCATCAAAGACGATCTGACTGATGCTGCGTTGGCGCGTCAAATCCTGACCGATAACGGTGCGCCGACTACCGATTTGCGTATGGTGCTTGGTGGCGAAGCGATGGCATCCATCCGTGGTAAACAGGCTGTCCTCTTCAAAGCGAACGAAGCGGGAACCGACCAGCTGCTGCGTGAAGGTGTTATCGGTCGCATCATGGGCTTCAACCTCCACGAATCCTTCAGCATCAAGCGTACCGCGAAAAGCGCTGCTGCTGGCTATAAGGTCAATGGCGAGAAGAAAGAGGGCGATATCATCATCGCTATCTCTGCCGGCACCGGCGGTATTGCTGCAGGTACTGCGGTGAAGTTCGCTGGTGATGACAATCAGTATCTGGTTGTTGCGGCTACGTCTTCCACTATCACCATCAGCGCGCCGGGGCTCCGTCAGGATCTGGCAGACCAGGCTGATGTCACTGTGTTGAGCGAATTTGTACCGAACATGGCGTTTGACCGCGGGGCATTCCTGCTGGCCAGTCGTACCCCGGCGATGCCTGAAGGTGGCGATACTGCTGATGACGTCATGAATGTGACCGACCCGGTATCTGGCATCACCTTCCAGGTTGCGCTGTACCGCCAGTACCGTCAGGTGCGTTATGAAGTTGGTCTGGCATGGGGTGTGGCTGCTGTGGCGCCACGTCATTCCGCCATCATCATGGGTTAACCCAGGGGGCTTCGGCCCCTTTGTTTTTCAGGAGGCCCAATGGCCGGATTAACCAGAGAGCAGCGCGCGCAGCGTGACGCGGAAAAGCTTGCAGCTCAGCAGGGTATTGAGCTGGTGGTCATGGTGCGTGACACCCCAGAGTTCCCCGGCGGCCCGCTGCGTGCAGATGTTCATCCTGATGAAGTGGATAACTGGCTGGCGCTGGACTGGCGTCTGGAGGAATAACCATGCTGGTTGCCGATCCCCATTCGCCGGACTTTAACAGCTACGCCAGCGTGTCCGACCTGCGGGCATTTGCCGCCGGGCGCGGATATACCATACCTGCCGATGACGGCGAGTGCGGCATGTTGTTGATGCAAGCGATGGACTTTCTGGAAGGGCAGGCCTGGCGCGGTCAGCGCTCCAGCACATCTCAGCCGCTGTCGTGGCCGCGCTCCGGCGTACGCTTCGATGGTGTGGACCTGCCGGATGATGCTATTCCACAGCGCCTGATTGATGCCCAATGCCGCCTGGCTATCGAGTCGCAGGAGATTGACCTCACGCCGTCGGTCTCCGGTGGCGGCGCGGTCATAGCTGAGAGCGTACAGGGGGCGGTCTCTGTGCAGTACGAGCCGGGAACGAATAAGGCTACTCCATCATTCCCCTGGTTCTATTCCTCGCTGCGCGGGCTTGTGGTGGGCGGCAACCAGGTCCGGATCGAAAGGGGGTAGCATGGCAATCGACTATCGCCGCATGCGCGCTACGGCAACGCGGCTACTGACGGAGAACGGCAAAGCCTACCAACTGACTCGCGGCGGAACCACCACCCGCGATCAGTACGGGAAAGAGGTTATCACCGAGCCTATTACAGCGACCGTTACCGGCGTTATCACCGAATACTCCACGCGTGAAATCGACGGTTCACTGATTGCTACGGGCGATAAAAAATTGGCGGCCACGTTTGAAACGGAAGTGCGCATTGGCGACCTCATTGATATCGACGGAAAAAAGTGGCGCGTGGTTCAGCCGAATCCGGTTAAGCCCGCAGATGTGCTGATCTCCTACAACATCCAGCTGAGGACCTGATTATGACCAGTTCTGCAAATCAGCCGTTCCTGGCTGCTATTCAGCTGTTCGTTGATGGCTCAAAGCAGGAGATTGACGAGGCGGTGCGCCGGACGGGTATCAAAATCCTGGGTAGATTGGTGGAGATGTCACCAGTCGGGCAGCCGGAGACCTGGCAAGTGAACCAAACGGCCTCTGCTTATAATACTGCAGTGCGTGAACATAATGCTGCCCTTCGCGATGATCCTGCCAACCTGACCAAATCGGGACGACTAAAGCGCGGTTTGCGTGTAAACGACTCGATGGACATCAAAAAGCCTGAGGGTTATGTCGGTGGTCGGTTCAAGAACAACTGGTATGTTGGGTTCGATAGCCAGCCAACAGAGACGAACGATACCCCGGACGCTTCGGGGCAGGGTTCAAACTCCCGCGGTCTGGCGGTGCTTGAGGTGTTCAAAGTAGGGCAAGTGAGCACGATTTACTTCACTAACAACCTGCCATATGCCCAGGCACTGGAGAACGGACATTCAAACCAGGCGCCCGGAGGTATGGTCGGGTTGACCGCATTGGATGCAGCCCAATACTTCCGCGAGGCAATGAACGAGGTGCGCAATGGCCGGTGACCAGTCCATGCGAATTGCTGAATTGCTGGAGAGCCGGGTGGCGATTATCGCTGAGTCGCTAGGATTGCCGATCGCCTGGCCTAACATCGCTTTTACCCCGCCTGATGATGCCCCTTACGGGCGCGTTTATGTCTTACCTGCGCAAACCGTGGGGCAGGACCTGGAAGGTCAGTTGCGTACATACCAGGGCATTCTCCAGCTCAATATCATTGCACCAGCAGGTAGCGGCGTGACTCTGGCCAGAGGGCTGACAAAGTCGGTCGCAGATGCTTTTCCCGAAGGGCTGCCGCTGGTGGACGGTAATCTGACGGTTTACATCAACGGGCCGCCGCAGGTGAGACAACCCATCCAGGACCGGCCAACCTCGGCGCCCAACGGGTCCAGTGGCTCCATAACCTACACCATTCCCGTCAGCATGCAGTACCGCGCTGACTACTGACCTGCCAGATGGCGGGTTTTTTATTAGCTAAATTCAGGAGAGTGCTATGGCATTCGCAATCCCTAACGGCTCGCGTGTGAACGTGGCCAAGGCCTATCAAGCCCCAATCACCTTTACCGCAGCCTCTAACGCGACGGAATGCGAACTGACCGTTGCATCGGCTTCCGGCATTCTGGCCGGTGACGTAGTTCAGGTGAGTTCCGGCTGGTTAAAGCTCGATAACATGGTGCTGCGCGTAAAATCGGTGACCAGTAATAAAATCGTGCTGGAAGCATTCGATACTACCGACACCACCAAATTCCCGGCAGGCACTGGCGCGGGCACGCTGCGCAAAATCGACTCCTGGATCACCATGCCTCAGGTGATGACACTATCAACTGAAGGTGGTGACCAGCAGACCATCAGCGTGCAGTTCCTGGAAGATGACAAAGCGCGAACCATCCCAACGTTTAAAAACGCGGTGGTTCAGGTTTACACCTTTGCACACGACCCTCAACTGGCGATCTACAAACGCCTCATTGACCTGGATGACTCCAGCGACACAACGGCGGTCTGGTTCCATAACCCACGCGGCAAAGCCGATCGTTTCTACTCAGCCAAAGTATCGTTCCAGCGCGTACCGCGCACGGAAATCAACGCCGTGGAAAGTAACGAGGCGCGCATGAACTTCGAATCGGACATGCAGATTTACCCGATCGCCGATTCATCCGTGACGCCGCTGGCGTTCCTGACCGACCTGCCGGCCACCAAATCGGTTGCCACAGGCGCAGCGCTGGATCTGGCGGTGGTAATGAAGGGCGGCGCAGCACCTTACACCTACGTTTGGAAGAAAGGCAGCACCGCTATTCCGGGCAAAACCGCATCGACGTTCAACATTTCATCTGTCGCATCCGGTGATGCTGGCGTTTACACCTGTGAAGTCACCGACGCCGCGGGCAAAACCATCACCTCGGCTGCGTGTACTGTCACGATCAGCTAACTAATCAGGCCCGGTACGCCGGGCTTTTTTATGCGCATCGCACGCGCACATCGAAGAAAGTCTTTCAGCTGTGAGCCTGGGCAAACCGTTAACTTTCGGCGGATTTGCCGTGCGACAGGCTCACGTCTAAAAGGAAAATTAAAATGTCAGAACCTTCAATCGTCCCTTACGTAAAAACCACTCCCAAACCTTTTGGTGTGGACGTCGAATGGAAATGGCCGGGTGGCTGCGCGGTGCTAGAACTGCAATGCCTTCATGAAGATGGCCGACTTATGAAAAAACGCATCTTCTGGCCAGCTACCGTATGCCTTATTTCCGGCCTCAAAGCTGGTGAGAGATTGCAGGTGCGCCTGCGTCCAATTGCAGAAGATGGCTCAGCACGAGATTGGCGAGCCGGTGACTGGATCGAAGGGGTTTCTTCTGTCGATACCGAAGAGATTATTGAGGCGCTGGAAGAAGAGATCCGTAACAGCTGCGCACTTCATGGCATTAAAGGTGGCTGGTTTGTCGATAAAACCGGCAAGGCTTACATCCACGAGGCGCTGATCGGCAATGGCACATTGTCAGCGAACTACAGCGTGAAGATGAACGTGGATTATGGTGGCAAACGGTACGCAGCTGGCATGACCCTCGGAGTTGAAGAAGGAAAGCAGCAGGTAACGTTTAAGGCTGATCGCTTTAAGGTACATGAAGCCGCTCAATCAGCCAGCAATAATGAAGAGACGGCCTTCAATGGTGGTCTGGCTTTTGGTGGTTTCCCTGGGGCAATTAGTCATGATGGAGCTAATCCCGCTGATGGCAATAATGCCACCGCTGAACCAATCAGTTCAATTGCTTCAGCGACAGGCACAGCCACCAAGACGCGACTAACCGACGAGATGCAAGAACTGGTTCTCAAGGCTGTACGTGAAAGCGATCTGTTCACATCCCTTCAGACTGCGATAGCTGCTCAGGAATCCTCAACCTCTGACTTGAAACAGGCACTGAATGACGCAGTGGGCGATGCTATTCGCAACGCACTGAAGCCAGGCGGTCTGCTGTACAAACGATAACTCCCACGATCACACACTCGTATATTCAACCCGCTCCGGCGGGTTTTTCTTTTTCTAAGGAACCGAAATGACTAAGTTCTCACTCATCCCCACTCCTACATTTTCTGTGACCGCGAGCATTCCGCGCGCTGGCGCCGAAGACGGCAAACTGACTTTCACTTTCCGCCATAAGACACTGGAAGAGCTGCGCTCTATGGACGAAAAGCTGCAAAAGTCCGCTGAAGGTAAAAAGGGTGCTATCGAGCCGCAGGCCGACTACCTCATGGAAATTGTCGAGGGGTGGGCACTACCTGACGAGTTCACCCGCGACAACGTTATTGTCCTTCTTCAGAACTACCCGCGCGCGTTCGACAGCATCGGTCTGGCCTACACCAAAGAGCTGATGGGTATCCGCGAAAAAAACTGAGGCAGGTCGCCGCAGCGTTGTACACGCCGGGGCCGACTCTCGCGGAGCTGAGCGCTTTTGGTTTGACGCCTGAGGACGTGGAGGAAGAGGTGGGGATCCTGCCCTCGGTGTGGCGGTCCTTCACCATCTTCTCTTCCCTGGCGACCCAGTGGCGAGTCGGCGCGAGCGGGGCGACCGGCCTTGATTACAACGTTCTCCCCTGGATGTTCGAGTTACACGGGGTTGAGGATGCGGCGGCCTGCATGGCTGACCTTCAAATTATGGAAAGCGAGGCTCTCAAGGTAATGCATAAGGAGACGAAATAATGACAGACCAGATCGCCTCGATTACTTTGCGGGCCGATGTTTCTGACCTGAAAACAGCCAGCAACGAACTGGATAAACTCGGCCAGGCGGCGGCCGGTGCTGTAGATAAAGCAGATGATCTGAATAGCGTGTTTCGCGCTGGCGCTGAATCTGCGAAGCAAGGAAGTGAAGGGCTCAAGGAGCAGCAGAACGCGCTCAAAGGGCTGCTGGAGAATATCGACCCGGTTACCAAGGCCTTAAACCGCCTGGATGAGCAGCAAGAATCACTGCGGAAATTTCAGGCCAAAGGTTTCCTGGATACCGAGACCTTTCAGGCTTACAACAAAATCCTGGACGACACCCGTCTCAAGCTGACCGACACCGGAGAAGCCGCGGCGCGCGCTCAGGCCGAATTAGCCGCTACCCAGGCGGCAGAGAAGCAGTCCGCAGCGTTAAAGAACCTGCTGGGTTCCATCGACCCGACGATTCGTGCGTTTAATTCACTGGATGAGCAACACGCACAGCTGGTAGCCCATTTCGAAGCAGGGCGCATTAACGGCGCGCAGTTCGAGCACTTCAACACAATCCTTAACCAGACGCGTGAGCGCCTCTCTGGTGTCGCAGACGTACTACCAGAAGCTCTATCCCGGCAGGAAGCTGCGGCCCGCCGCGCTGGAATCTCCGTTGGTCAATACAGCGCAGCAATGCGCACGCTTCCGGCGCAATTCACCGATATCGCCACGCAGCTGGCTGGCGGTCAGTCGCCGTTCCTGATCCTGCTGCAACAGGGCGGGCAGATTAAAGACCAGTTCGGCTCGGTTCAGGGGGCGCTGTCCGGCGTCGGCGAATACATCCGCAGCATGGCTGGGATGATTAACCCTACCACAATCGCACTTGGTGGGCTGATTGGCACGATCGGCCTGCTGGCTGCCGCAGCGTATAACTCCTCGGAGCAATTTGAGCAGGTGGCACGCTCTGTCATCATGATGGGTGGGGCTGGCTTCTCCACAATGCAGCAGCTCAACCAGGCCGCTGAGGAAGTGGCTGGCAAGACGAATACATCGATTAGCTCCACCGTAGATACGCTGGTTACGTTGAACGATACTGGCAAATATACCGCAAGCCAGATGAAGCAGGTCGCAACGACCATCACCCTCATGGGTAAGGCCGGAAATGATACCAAAGCGGCAATGAGCGACTTCGGAAAGATTGTCAGCGATCCGGTTAAAGGGCTTGCCAGCCTCAATGAACAATATGGTTTCGTTGATGAAGCCATGATCAAGCACATTATCCAGCTACGTAAGCAGAAGGGTGAGCAGGCGGCTGTTACCGAAGCTATTGAGTTGTTTGCAGGCGTCATGGCAAAGCGCGCAGAGGAGACCAACAAAGCGACCGATAATATCGGTCAAACGTGGGAAAACCTTAAAAAGAGCGCTTCTGACACCTTTGGCGATATAGGTATTACCGTGCGCGCATGGGGAAACCAGATCATCGATATTTTCGAACTGGTTAAGTCCTCGATCAAAGACTTGTTCCTCAATATCACCTCTCTGGACGCCAAGTTCACCAGCACCATCGCTGGCTGGGCAGACAAAATCCCGGGTGGCGGTGCGCTGGCTAATTTCCTCGGCATGGACGTTGAGGCAATGAAAAAGGCTGGAGCGGAAGCGGACAAAGAGATTGAGGCGAACAAAAAACGCTATAACGAGCTTTGGAAGCGCGTCACTGCGCCTAACGCACAGGCAAACTATGAGGCTGAAGCGCGAGGGTCTAACGTAAAAGGTGATGGCGGAACAAGTCGAGAATCAAGAGACGCAGTCTCGAAGCTTGCACAAGACTCAGCCAAAAAGACCAAAGAGGCAAAAGCCACGCTGGATGCTGGCGATCGCACTCTTGAGAACTACCGTGCCCAGGCCAGAACGTTAACTGAAACACTCGAAACGTTGCGCAAGACTGGGGAGACGCAGGTCAGATATACCGAATTCAGCAAACAGCAATCTCGCTTTGCTGAATTGGATGAGGCTGCCAAAACACGAGCGCTGACCGCCCAGGAGAAATCTCTACTGTCGAGCCGTGAGGCCATTCTGAACGCCGCCAAGGTGGTGGATCAGAAGAACAAGGAAGTAGAGGCGCAGCAGAAGATTAATGGCCTGGCGCAGCAGGCGAATAAATACGTCACGCAGATGTCGGAAAAGACAGAAGCGTTGCGAGGCAGCGCAGGCCTAAGCAGCCGTCAGAGCCAGCGCATGATGGAAGAGGCTCAGCTCCGCCAAGGCTGGCTCAACGGTGGTGGTAAGCTTGATGATGCTGGCTATGAGAAAGAACTGGCAGCCCTCAGAAATTATTACTCTGAAGAGGATAAGCTGCGCGGCGACTGGAAGTCTGGGGCTGTTGCTGGATGGAATGAATATCTGGATGCCGCTACCAACACCTACGACGCAGTGAAGAACGTGGCTAGTTCGACGCTGACAGGTCTATCTGACATGCTAACCAGCTTAATGACGACGGGAAAAGCCTCAATAAAAGAATTCGGCAAATCGATGCTGAAGATGATTGTTGAGGTGACAAACAGGCTGATGGTTGCCTATGCGGTGCAGGCTGCGATGGGCTGGATAAGCGGTGGCAGTGGCGGTGGCAGCACGCCTGGTGGTGCATATGCAAACGCCGCTGCTGGCGTAACCTTCAATGCTAAAGGTGGTGTCTATGACTCTCCTGGCCTCAGTAAATATGTGAACGGTGTTTACGACACTCCTCAGCATTTCACCTTCCAGGGCGCATCTAAGTTTGCGAAAGGCGGCGTCTTCGCAGAGGCTGGTGCTGAAGCAATCATGCCCCTAACTCGGGACTCTGCCGGGCGCTTGGGGGTACGTGCCCAGGGTGGCGGCGGGATGGCCCCGATTATCAATACCACTGTTAACGTAGATGCTGGTGGTTCGGTTACAACGCAAACTTCCAGTTCTGGTGATGCCATGGGGCGCGCGCTTGCCGAGGAAATGCAGAATGCCGCACTGCAGGTAGTTCAGAAACAGCTTAAACCGGGTGGCATGATCTACAACTTCAGCAAAGGCAGGTAGTGTTTACGTCACCCCCTGGTTAATATGTTGAAAACCATAATGATCAGGGGATGATTGTGTTAAATAAAATAATCAAGAAGATCCTAAGAACCATTGGGCTGTTGCTGCTTCTTCTTGTTGTGATTTTTGTTGCAGCGGTGGTTAATAAACCAACCGAGCAAGAAAAAAAGCAAAAAGAAGCCAAGGAACTTGCAGATAAAAAATTAGATGAACTTCGTAATGCCTGTGAAGCTTACGTTAGAAAGTCAGTGATCAATAAAAGCACCCTGGATATGTCGGCGTTTGGCTCTAACAGATGGCTCGGCAATGACGGTAAGTTCTACGCGACGCAGGAATTTAGCGCTAAAAACAAATTTGGTCTTGAGCAGAAATTCAGAGCTGAATGCATTGAAGACAAGGATGGGAAAACTGATTACCGGCTTGTCGAAATGAATGGAAGTTAAACCGTTCTCAGTTTATTACAAAGTATCGCCCATACTTTGAACCGACACAGAGCCTCGCATACGCGGGGCTTTTTTTATGGAGTAAATATGGCAGTTGAAACATACAGCTGGCGCTCGCAGCTCGGTGCTGGGGCGATTGAATATAGTCAAACGGTGCGCGCGGCGCAGTTCGGTGATGGCTATGAGCAGGTTGCTGATAATGGCATTAACTCTACTGCTATTCAGGTGCCAATGAAGCATACCGGCACCGAGACGGAGGTGAACAGTATTCGTGATTTCCTCCTGGCTCATACCGTTAAAGCTTTTATCATCACGCCGCCCGGCGAAGCGAAGGGGCTTTATCGGGTAGTCGCCGATTCCGTACGGAAAAATCAGATCAGCAGCAAATATGCTGAGTTGACGTTCACCATCAAACGGGCTTACGGAGTGTACGCATAATGGCATTAGTCGATCAGGCGGCTATGCTGGCGCCGGGTGGCAGGGTACGCCTGGTTGAAGTTGACGCCTCAGAGTTCAGTGGCGGAATCCACCGATTCCACTACGCACCTTTCCCCCATACGCCGGAAGAAATTGATGCTGCCAATGGAGATGAAGAAAAGCTTGGACCCAAGCCAATTGTCTTCGGTGGCAATATCTACGATTTTTGGCCGTTTCAGGTTTCAGGCCTGGAGCTATCAACAGACCAGGCGGCAGAGCCGTCTCTTAGCGTTTCCAACCTCGACGGTCATATCACGGCGCTATGCCTGCAATTTAAAGACATGGTTAATGCCAAAGTGAGCATTATCGACACCTATTCGGTCTACCTCGATGCCGTGAATTACCCTGGTGGGGTGAACCCGACCGCCGACCCATCGATGTTCACGCTTCAGACCTTCTGGCTTGACACGAAAACCTCCGAAGACGACGAAGTGGTTTCATGGGCACTCAGTAGCCCCGCAGATTTGCAGAGCCTTGTGATCCCCACCCGACAAATCACATCGCTTTGTGAATGGGCGCTGCGCGGCCAGTATCGTAGCGGCGATGGATGCACCTATAACGGCACTGCGTATTTCGACGCGAAAGGGAACCCAGTATCAGATCCTGCCCTTGATGTGTGTGGCGGTTGCCTCAGTGACTGCCGTAAACGATTTGGCGCTGGCCTGGCAGACCCTGACGCGGCAATCCTCGATTTTGGTGGCTTCCCGGCAACCGTTCTCTTCACCCGATAACCGGACGTACCAATGAATAAAACCATAATGGCAGCTATCCGGGCGCATGCGCTGGAGGAGTCCCCGCGCGAGTGCTGTGGCTTCGTTATTCAGTCAGGCCGCCGCCAGCGCTACATTCCCGTGCCGAATACGCACGAAAATCCGACCGAGCATTTTCGCATCGACGGCGAGCACTGGGCTAACGCCGAAGATATCGGGACGATTATTCGCGTCATCCACTCCCACCCGGGCGACGGTGCCCGGCCTATTCCGTCCGATCTCGACCGCCAGCAGTGCAATAACTCCGGCGTGATCTGGGGTATTTACTCACCTGACAGCGATGAATACGCCGAGATAATGCCGGAGGCGGTGCCGCTTATTGGGCGTCCGTTTATCCTGGGCTCGAATGACTGCTGGGGGCTGATTATGGACTGGCACGCAATTCAGGGCGTCACTCTGAACGATTTCCGCGTCGATTACCCGTGGTGGGAAAGCCAGTACCCGGACAACCTCTATTTTGATAACTGGGAACGGGAAGGATTCGTCGAGTGCGATCCGGCACCAGGCTGCATGGTCATCATGCAGGTTGATTCGGATAAGTGGAACCATGCGGGCATCATCACTGAAGAAGGTGAACTGCTCCATCACCTTTACGGCCAGCCTTCATGTATCACCCCGTATGCCCGAGGCTATTTCAAAGACCGCACGATGATCTGCGTTCGTCACAAGGACCTGCCAAAGGAGATAAAGCCATGGCGCGTTTAACCACTATTCGTTTGTATGGCGCACTGGGCGCCCGGTTCGGGCGCGTGCATAAACTGGCAGTGCAGACATCTGCCGAAGCGGTCAAAGCCCTGTGTATCAACTTCGACGGGCTGGAAGACTATCTGATGAATGCAAAAAAAAATGGCATGACCTTCGCGGTGTTTCGCGGTAAGCGCAACATAGGCGTGCAGGACTTCCAGGAGCTGGCAGGCGATAGCGATATCCGCATTGCACCAGTGATGGAAGGTTCGAAGAAGGCTGGGTTATTTCAGACGATCCTTGGCGCAGTAATGGTGGTCGCGGGCATCGTGGTTACTGGGCTTTCATGGGGATACGCGGCTCCGGTAGGTGGAGCAATGATCTCAGCTGGTATCGGCATGATGGCTGGCGGTATTTACCAGATGCTTTCGCCCCAGCCCAAAGGGTTACAGGGGCGAGACGACCCTGAAAATAAACCCTCTTATGCCTTTGGTGGCTCGGTGAATACCCTTGCGATGGGAAACCCGGTCGCGCTTCTCTATGGTGAGCGCGAGATTGGCGGCGCCATCATCAGCGCTGGCATAGTCGCCGAAGACATCTGATAACTCCTTTCTGAATATCAAGCACCCAGTCGGGTGCTTTTTTTATGGATGTAATATGGAAGCGATCACTGGTGCAAAGGGTGGCAGCCAGAAGCAGCACACACCTTTAGAACAACCTGATTCGGCGCAGTCAATGGCGCGCTGCCGCATGCTGCTGGCGCTCGGGGAAGGTGAGTTTGCTGGTGGTCTGGATGCGACCAGCATTTTCCTGGACGGTACGCCGCTGGGAAACGCCGACGGAACGATGAACTTTGAAAATGTTTCCTGGGAATTTCGGCCGGGAACACAGACCCAGACGCCGATTCCGGGTTTTCCCGCAGTGGAGAACGAAACTACGGTTGGCGTATCGCTGACAAAAGCCACGCCCTGGACGCGCGCGCTGAGTAACACCCAGATTGACGCTGTGCTCGTTCGCATTGGTATTCCGGGTTTGCAGCAGCAGGAAAACGACGGGGATATTGTCGGCACTACCGTAAAGTACCATATCGATCTTGCTGTAGATGGTGGTGCGTTCTCTACGGTCATGACAAGAACCGTGACAGAGAAACTCAGTTCTCTCTATGAACTGACCCATCGCATTAATCTTCCGAAAGCCAGTACGGGCTGGCAGATTCGCGTGGTACGCGACACCGACGACAGCACCAGCCAGATGTTGCAGAATAAAACGCAGGTACAGGCAATCACTGAGGTGATTGATGCGCGCCTGCGTTATCCCCATACGGCGCTGCTGTATGTGTCGTTCAACGCCAAATCGTTCAACAATATCCCGAAGGTTTCCTGTAAACCTAAGGGGCGCATTATCCGCATCCCTTCGAATTACGATCCGATAGCCCGAACCTATAGCGGCACATGGGACGGGACGTTTAAGTGGGGCTGGACGAATAACCCAGCATGGATCTGGTTCGATGTGCTCACTGAGCCGCGTTTCGGACTTGGCCGACGCGTCACGGCGCAGATGCTGGATAAGTGGGAGCTTTACCGTATTGCCCAGCGTTGCGATCAGAAAGTACCTGACGGGAAGGGTGGCGACGGTACCGAGCCGCGCTTCATGTTTGATGTCTACATCCAGTCGCAGGCTGATGCGTGGCAGGTAATCAAAGACATCGCCGCAGGGTTCAATGGCATGACGTTCTGGGGCAACAACATGTTCAATGTTGTCTCGGACATGCCGGCGGATACGTCGAAGCTGCAAATCCTTACCCGCGCTTCGGTGGTGGGCAAACCGGTTTACTCGAGCGGCAGTGAAAAGACCCGCTTCTCCAGCGCGCTGATTAACTTCAGCGACCCTGACAATCACTATCAGGACCGCACAACAGCGGTGATGTTCCCGGACCTGGTTAAGCAGTTCAAGTTTAAGCAGACGCAGATCACCGCAATCGGCTGTACGCGCGAGAGCGAAGCACAGCGCCGTGGCGGGTGGGCGGTGTATTCCAACTCACTCGACCGGATTATTACGCTACAGACCGGGCTTGATGGCTATGTCTACGTGCCGGGTACCGTGTTTGCATTTGCTGACGAACGCCTTTCAGGGCGTGTTTATGGCGGGCGTATAACCGGATATAACGCCGGGTTGAAGGCTGTGACAACCGATCGGGGAACCAGTGCCGTTGCGGGTGACACACTGATGATCCGCACACGGGGCGGTACCGTCGAAAGCAGGGTGATCCAGGCCGTAAACGGCACGCAGCTGGTGATCGCCACGCCTTTCACGGCAGAGCCGTTACCTAACGCTGTATTCGTCATCGATGCCGGGCAGTTACGCCTGCAATACTTCCGCGTTACGAACCTGAGATTTGATGATGAAGAAAACACCTTCACAATCACCGGGGCCGAATATAACGCATCAAAATATGATGCGGTCGATAACAATGCCCGCCTGGACACGCCGCCAATTAGTCTGATACCAACCGGCCTCGTCAACCAGCCGACCAATATCGTGGTAGCGAGCTATGACGCAGTGCGCCAGGGGCAGCGAGTGGCTACCCTGACGGCATCCTGGGATGCGCCGGTCGACAAGAACGGCAAACCACAGGCGGATGTCATAGCCTATCGGGTGCAGTGGAAGCGCGGCGACAATGAGTGGGTTAACGTACCGGAGACCGGTCTTCGCAATATCGAAGTGCCTGGCATCTTCGAGGGTGATTATCTGGTCCGTGTACGCGCGATCAACTCCGGCGGCGCATCGAGTCTCTGGGCAACTTCCGCGCTTACACACCTGAAGGGACGCGCGGGTGAGGTACCCAAACCTGTCGGGCTTAAGGCCTCCGAAGACGTCGTATTCGGAATCAACGTCACCTGGGGATTCCCGGCTAATACCGGCGACACCCTGAGCACTGAACTGCAATACAGCATTGCCGCTGACGGTTCGAATCCGATGCTTTTGGCATCTGTACCGTATCCGCAGAAACTTTATCAGCAGATGGGGCTGAAGGCGGGGCAGGAATTCTGGTACCAGGCGCGGCTTGTCGACAGGATCGGGAATCAGAGCGGATGGACCGACTGGGTGCGCGGGCAGGCCAGCATCGATGTATCCGATATCACCGATGCGATCCTGGAGGAGATTAAAGATTCCGAGGTATTTAAGGATCTGATTGAAAGTGCTGTAGACAGTAGCGAGAAACTGGCCGAGCTTTCTGATGCAATTAAGGAGAACGCCGATGGGCTGGCTGCAGCAGTAGGTTCGAATAAGCAGACAGCAGAAGCAATCATCGGAAACGCGCTGGCTATTGCCGATGTTGTCGTGCGCCAGACAGCCCAGCAGGGCGCTAACTCTGCGACATTCGAACAGCTCAGGGAGGTGATCGCCACTGAGACGGAAGCCCGCGTTACGGATGTTACTCGTCTTGAGGCGAAAACTGCCCAGAATGAAGCGGGTATTACTGATGTTCGCCAGGCGTTAGCAACGGAAACTGAAGCTCGCGCTTCTGCGGTAAGCCAATTGACTGCTGCCACGCAGAGCGCCTCTGATAAAGCTGATTCAGCAGCTGCTGTAGGTGCTCAGAATACAGCATCAATCACTGACCTTAGCCAGGTTGTCACAGACCTCGATTCCTCAATGGCATCACGTCTGGAAGAACTGGGAGCACAAACTGATAAGGCCAGCGGCGGTATTCAGAACAATGCTATCGCGCTGATCACCAGTACGCTCGCGCAGGTTAACCAGCGCAACCTCCTGAGCGTCCAATATGGAGATAACAAAGCCAGTATCGATCGAGTAGACAATGTGATGGCCGACGCCAGTAAAGCTGTCGCTGAGTCATTGCGCGTTTTGGATTCCAGCACCGGTGGGAACACGGCGAATGTCACTGACTTGTCGAAGACACTTGCTGATTTTACCCAGGCATCTGCTACGCAAATCAATTCGCTAAAGGTCACGGTTAACGGTCAGTCTGCAGCGATTGTCCAGAACAGACAGGTATCAGCGGACATCAATAACAACCTGAATGCGATGTACAGCATCAAGGTCGCTGTTGATTCAAATGGCAACCAGTACGCAGCAGGGATGGGTATTGGTGTTCAGAATACGCCGTCCGGCATGCAATCACAGGTGCTGTTTGTGGCTGACCGTTTCGCGGTAATGGCGCAGGCTGGTGGGGCGGTATCGTTGCCGTTCGTAATCCAGAACGGACAGACCTTCATCCGGGCCAGCTTCATTCAGGACGGCACCATTGAGAACGCCAAAATCGGCAGCTATATTCAGTCTTCAACCTGGGACGGAACCGGGAACGTTGGCTGGCACATTAACAAATCTGGCTACGCGACGTTTAACAACGTGACCGTTCGCGGCTCGATTTACGCCACAAACGGTAATTTTTCTTTCAATGGCTCCGGCAACACAACGGTGATTAATGGTAATGGCGTAACCATTAATATTCCGGGTGGCGGCCGCATCGTACTGGGGACGTGGACATAAATGCCGACAGGACTACTGATAGAACTAAATGACGGCGGAAAGCGCATGGAGATAACTGCGGGCCTGAGATGCCCGTCGTTTGGTGCAAGCTTTGATACTGGCTACCAGAAATTAAAGTATGTGGATATTGCCGGTTATGTTTCAGGTGCGCAGGTGCTGTTTATACCACATGCGACTGCCTATGTTGATGCGGGGCTGTGGCATAAAATGAATTCCATCACCATCTCTGGTGGCAGGGTTACGCAGAATTCGAGAATGCAGGCTCTGGGCATTAGTGAAAGAGATAGCACCTATACGTTTCCCGGTAGTGTCTGGCAGATATTTCCGACAGGTCAGCGAAGCGGGGTGGGCCTGCTTATCAGCGACAGTACTGACTTCACCTCGATAACCAATGCCACGCAGTCAGGGCAGTGTATCTGGAAGGGTACCGTTAATGTTCCGACCGGGGGGTGGGCGGTTCCCACGATAGCAGGATACGACAAGTCGAAGTATGTCGTTTTCGGGCGCTGTAACAGTGGTAACACGATTGACTTCGACGGTAACACGGTCAGGTTCTTCAGCCCTCCGTCCACGAACGATGACGCTCCCGCGACCGGCACGATAGACATCGTTATCTTCGCCAGTGGTGTAGCGCCGCAGGCTGGTATCGGCCTCAATATTTTCAATGCTGCAGGGGCCTGTACCTTTTCAACCACAAAACGACCTTTCGTATACCTCAATCAACTCTGGTCGCCTTCTAAAAGCGCTGTGAACATAGGCAGCGGGTATGTTCCGCTGGGCAGGTTTGGGTTAATGACCCATGAGGTTAACGGGGTATATGTGTATCGAATGTTCGGTATAAAAATTCAGAATGGTTACGCTTCAGTTCAGGGAGGCAAGTATCTCGGGCGCGAACAATATGCCATTTTTGGTAATGACACGGTAACGCCCCTCAGTCTTCCCGTTCTTCCCGATATGTACGTCTGAAAAATATCACCATTTAAATGCACCCTCGCTCCGGCGGGGGTTTTTATTTCCTGGAGAAAATATGATTTATACCACTGGCACTATTGCCATCAGCGGAAACACCCTTACAGGTACCGGCACAAACTTCACTGCAGCTGGCTCACTTATTCGTAACGGCTGCACTGTTATCGCCCTGACCAGTCCGGCGCAGGTTTTTCAGATTACCGCGATTGGAAGCGCAACCTCTCTTACCGTTAAGCCCGCTGCTAACCCTGCCGTACCTTCTGGAACTAAATACGCCATTCTTCTGAGCGACAGCCTGAGCGTTGACGGCCTGGCACAGGATATTGCTGAAACCTTCACGATGTACCAGCGCTACATGAGCGGGTTCGCTGATGTGATGAACGGTACTACAGACGTCACCATCACGATTAACGGCGTGGCCGTCACAGTACCGGGTCAGAAATCACTGGCGAAGAAAGGGGCTAACAGCGATATAACCAGCCTAAGCGGCCTGACTACCGCGCTCAGTATCAGCCAGGGCGGGACTGGTGCAACGAACGCTGCAGACGTTCGCACAAACCTCGGTTTGGGCAACGTAGCCACTCTTAATACTGGCGAGTCTCGTGAAAACGTTGTTACGGTAGGTTCTTCTGGTATTGGAGGCAACAGTATCGGAACTGGGTCTGAAAACATCAATACGTTTGCCGGTAAAACCTGTTTCTGGACTGGGCAAGGTAGCGGACCGATCTCCGGTGTTGTTTTTGGTTTTACAGTAACCCACTCCACACAGTTATCCGCTTATAATACACAGGTTGCATTCAGAGGCGGGCGTTCTTACCTTCGGGCTCTGGAAGGTGGAACCTATACAAGCTGGTATGAAAATTACTCAACCGCCAACACCACAAAAGCCAGTGATGGAACGCTTAAAGCAGCATCGCCGGTGGCTCGTATCGTCAAATCTAAGGAAGATAGCCAGCGTACTGATGTGGCAGAAGAAGGTTTCACCTGGTGCGGATGCGGAACGGCTAACGAAGAAGCGGAGGGCATCAAAATTACCCGTTTTGATGTTGGTGTTTATGTACTTACGGGTTCAGCGGGCCTGGCATCTGAGGGGTGGCAACTTCTTCCACCGATGGACCCTGGCGGCATGGGGGAGCTGGGTGTTGTTGAAGCAGAGCAGACAGAAAGCGGTGGGCTGACGGTGCGCTTGTTTAAGCGAAAATACATGCTTAACGATGAAGGAGAGATCATTAAAACGAAAGGAGCACCTATGGATGTTCCGGCCAACAGCTGGATCGACGTTCGCCTCGATATGCCAGAGGATAGCATCTGGAAAACAAGAGCTTCCGAAGCTTCTCTTGAACTGACAGAGCAGCCTGAGGACATTCAGCCTTAAAAATTAATAGGCGAACCCAAATTGATCTGCATCTCATTTGAAACTACTGTATATAAACACAGTAATAAAGGGAGTGCAGATTATGCCCCGAATTTCAGATATTCAGGCCGCCTTTATTGCGGCCATAGAGCTTAACCCAAAGGGCTACCGCTACCTGAGAACAGACAGCTTTATAGAAAAGTTGCGTGGTTTTAACTGGCACTTCACCCGAGCCGACGCCAATGCATGGATAGAGCGGAACCAGCCTGACTTCGCAGATAAGACTACAGACGGTAGCGATAACCGATATTGGATCCTGCGGAACATGGGGAGGATTTTCTAATGGGCTTTCCTTCGCCGGCTACGGATTACGTTGAACAGCGTATATCGCTTGACGAGCGCATCATCATCAGGCCAGCGGCTACGTACTTTATGCGGGCCGGTGCAACGCATTACCGGGAAGGTATCCTCAACGGTGCTTTGCTGGTTGTCGACGCGTCACTGTCTCCATGTGACGGTTCATTGCTGGTTTGCACAGATAGCGGTGAGTTTAGGATTAAGCGGTATCGCACACATCCGCGGCCACACCTGGAAAACCTTGAGAACGGTAAACGGGAGAGTTTGCCAGATAAGGATGAGGTATCCGACACTTCGCGTCCGGTATTTGGGGTGATCACGTATATCATCAACGACGCGCGGTCTGGTGAGTTTGATGATTGTCCGGTGATGTGA